CGTAATCCATCCAAGCAATGGCGTCCAATTGCCACTTAACTCGATTACGTTTAAGTAAATCGTTGATTTCTTCAAATTTGTCTTCAAATGTATAATTCATTCGCCAATAGTGGTTGAAGATTTAATTCTGCTGCATTCCTGTTGCATCTTGCGAATTATCTCTTCGCCACTTAAAGAGTCTTCTCCTCTCGCACCTTGTCTAGATGCCCTAGCAGATTCATGCGAGGGAGGAGTCAAATCTCCAATGGTCATCTTATAGTTCTTATCTACATCGGCTTTAAAAATATTTTTGCGCTTCAAACTTTGCACATCAATATGCTCAACGGCGTCTTCGTCATCGTCCTCGTCTTCCTCTTCGTAACGGGTTGAAGCCTTGGAAACAGCAGATGCTGCTCTATTAAATGGAGAACCGCAGCTTGGGCAAAATTTTGGCTTTGATACACTAAACTCTGCTTTCCCTCCACATTTAATACAATATTCGGTATTCATGATTAATAAAGTTTTTACTACTAATTATAGTAATAAATTCTTTAAAAATCAATTATTAATATTCTCTATCTTCTCCAAGATGTAGGCGACAACAGGATCTCTCATGATGTCTTCCTTCTCAAAACGAAGACTATGAATTCCGTGAGAACTCGCCTCTTCTGTTTGAAAGGTCTTGCATATTTTAGAAAAGCCTGTATTTCTGATATCGCTTTGGAATTCATCGCCGCATATAAATATTTTTGTGTTGGAATTGATTCTAGTAAGAATCGTTGTTAATTCTTGAATTGTGGCATTTTGCATTTCATCTGCTATGACAATTTGATTTTTCCAATCCTGCCCACGAATAAAGTTAATAGGCGCGGCATTAAGGGCTTTGTTGTCTACAAGAAGGGAGGTTTCCTTCTCATTTAGAATTTCCCCGATTTTATCAACAAGGGGTCTCATGTATGGATCGAACTTCTCATCAAGAGAACCTTTAAGGAACCCTAAGCTTTTTTGGGAGGATTCAACTACCGTTCTTAAGTAGTTTATCTTGATGTTTTTAGAATCTTCGTTAAAAAGATGAAGGGCGGCATATACTGCTAAAAAGGTTTTTGATGTTCCCGCTGGTCCACTAAGGAAAACTATTTTTGTTTCCCTTTGGGTCATTATTTTAAAGAATTGTTGTTGTTTGGGGGTCAGTTCGATGTTGCCCAAGAGCAACCCTGTCTTAAAGTTCTTTTTACTTGACATCATGGTAATTTACACTGTTTCTTTTTGGAAAAGAAGGAAGGTTATTGTTTTATTTTTGTGCCGAAATCGTTATAATAAAGTGTAGGACTTATTATGACCTTTCTTTATGAGATAAAAGATTATCCAACTGGCTTTTTTCAAGTCATAACGCCAGAGAGCGATATAACTGGAGAAATCATTCATATAAATAAAGAAGGCCAAGTTCGATTCATCGGCGCAGATCGCGATTCTTGCGACTATCTTACCTATAAGGATACGCTTACCGACTTCTCTGAATTCCATAGAATAGAATAAAGAAGGAAAAACCCTATGGTGTAATGGTAGCACAAAAGATTTTGATTCTTTTGGTTGAGGTTCGAATCCTTATAGGGTTGCTTATAGATAGTATGATATAGAATAATATGAAAAGCCGAAAAATGGTGAAATTGGTAGTGTGAACCACCCCCCCTCACTTTTTCGGTTTAGATCACCCCAACTCGATTTTAATTAACCCCACCCCCTTTGGGTGTTCAAGTGAACATGGCGCAATCGCGGTTGGCTTGGTCAAAAGAAAATGCACAAAAGGATTTGCGCATCACGTTGGGTGTGGTATACTAGGACATGAAAGAAAACAACCAACTCCAGAAACTGAAAGACGAATTGAAAAAGCTTGATACCTATATCGGCTACATGGAAGATTGCCAAGGTTTCTGTGAAAGAAAATACAAGGAACAGTTTTGGAATCTTAAGAAAAAGATCGAAGAAACAATTGGAAAATAATCGAAAGAAAAAGCACAAAAGGATTTGCGTATCACCTAATCTGTAGTAAATTAAAACATGAAAAAGAACCTTCAACTTGGCCAGATCGAAACCTTCGCACCTTCCACCCGCACTCTTCCCCGCACGGGTGAGGTTGTCAATACCTTCAAACAAGTTCCTAATGGAACCGAAGGGGAAGGCGTCAAGCTTTACCAGTGGGTTGTAAACTCTCTCACGGGAGAGTCTGTCATCCTTCTCCCTATCGAAAAGGCGAAAGCTTTCATCGCCTAAAGCGAAAGGGGAAGCGAAAGCTTCCCCTTTAAATAATCAAAAAAGAAATTGCTTCTTCTCCATTTTTCGCCTATAATCTAGTCATGATCAAAGAAATCCTTTACTTCGCTTTTCACGCCCTTCTTTCCTATGCTGTCATCATCGCGATTGCGGCCTTTGCCCATGCTGTTTGCCATTGAAAGAAAAGAGAGAAAAGAATTTGCATCTTACCCTTTTACCCTTATCTTACTACATGAAAGAAAAACAAATCATTGCCATTGCTGTCGCTTCTCTCTCCCTCCTTCTCCTTTTCGGGTTTTGTTACCTTTGCATTGTAACGTCTCTTGAGCAAGAGAACCAACGTATCGAAAAAGAAGCGAAGGAGAAGATCATGCAAGAACGTATTCTTTTCCTAAATAATCGTTGAAAAAAACCCTTGCGCTTTTCTCTTAATCGCTTATACTTACAACATGAAAGAAAAACAAATCCTCATCGCCAACGTTTCCGATCTTGAGTTCGCCGAATCCGGTTACATTGCTTACAATACGCTTAATGGAACCTATTGTGATTGGACGGTTTACTTTCTTCATGAAGGGGAAGAGAAGCAAGGAAAGCTTTACGCTTCTCTTGAAAATCCAGAAGCGGACCACGGTAACACGATCACCCTCCTCTAAGGGTGGGAAATAGTAAAGGCAAAGAGGGAGGCGAGAGCCTCCCATTTTTTTTAGTTAGCACAAACCGCTTGTGCTGTTCATTTGAACACGGCGCATATACGTTAGTGTTCAATTGAACACCTTTTACCCCCCATTAAAAGGGCTTCGTAAGTCGTTCAGTATCAACGAGTTACGAGCGAGCCGCCCCGCTTTCGTCGTAAGTCGTTGTGTTTCAACGAGTTACAAAGGAAAGCCTCAAAGGGCTTTTTAGGCCGCAATCGCGCCAGTGTTCAATTGAACAACACGCAGCTTTTTTTAGTTAGCGCAAAACGTTTAAGGTGTTCAATTGAGCATCACGCAATCGCGCCATGCAAAAAAAGAAAGAAAAGAGAGAAAAGGATTTGCGCATTAGGCCAAATCTGGTATAGTTAAAACATGAAAGAAAAAAGCGGATATGTGATGGCCCTTGAAAAAGGAATTGAAGCGTGGACCGAATTCCTTGGCGGTCGTTTGGTTTTTCGCGTGAAGCGTGAGGGAAAGATTCACACTTTCTCTAGTGATTCTTCCCTTGGAAAATGGGTTGTTTCTCTTTGAGAAAAGCCCTTGCTTTTAATCCTTTTACCCTTACATTAGAACATGAACAAAATGAATCAATTCTGGAGCCTTGGAAAAACCTTTAAGAAAAGCGGAATGAAATACCGCGATCTGATCAACGAAAGCGGAAACGTTTTCATGACGCTGAAAGCAAAAAATGCCCTTTGGGTGGTGGACGGTTACAATGCCCGTCTTCGAAACAAGATCGAAAGGGAAGACCTTGAGAGGCAAGAGGCTGAGAGGGAAAACCTCGCCTATGGCGAGGCGGTCATGACCGCAATGGATGTCTGGTAAATCGAAAAAATAACAAAGGAAAAAGGGGAGGCGAAAGCCTCCTCTTTTTTTTAGTTAGCGCAAAATGGTTTTGGTGTTCATTTGAACAGCTTTTTTTCGTTTAAAAAGGAGTCGTAAGTCGTTGATACTTAACGAGTTACGAGGGAGCCGCCCCGCCCCCGTCGTAACTCGTTGAAAATGAACGAGTTACAACATAATCAATTCAAGAGGTGTGCCAATGTCAACACCTTTTTTTCGGTGTTCAAATGGACACGGCGCAATCGCGTATAGATAAAAAAGGAAAAGAAAAGAAGAAATGCCCTTGCGCTTTTTCGGGAATATGGTATAGTTAAAACATGAAAGAACAAAACGGTTATCTGGTGGCGCTTGAAAAAGGTTTCGATGCATGGAGCGAATTTTCGATGGGAAGGCTCCGTTTCCGCGTCAAGCATGAGGGCAAGATTCACACCTTTTCGAATGATTCCTCCCTCCTCTCTTGGATCAAATCCCTCTAATAAAAACAGCAAAAAAGATTTGCTTTTAATCGAATCGCGCCTATAGTCTCAATATGACAATCAAAGAACTTCAGCATGCCCTTTACATCTTCTCTTCAGACTCTAATGAGGAGGCGAAGGTGGTCCTTTTGATCGACGGCAAAGAAATTCAAATCAATTCAATCTATCTTGATTGCAAAGAAGGAAAGGTGGAAATCGTTGGAGAATGAGCAGAACAAGCAAACGCCCCTACACAAAGTCTAAACGTTTCGATAAAACTTGCCGAAACAATGGATCTTGCCCATACTGTAAAAACAATCGTCTTCATAATTTCCATAGAGAAGGACAAAGAGCGATGGATCAAATCAAAGAACAAGAGATTCCACAATTCCCAGAACCACAAGAATTACCACACTCACCAGATCTATCAGAATCTCCAGAATTCTTATACTTGCTTCCTGATGCTGAAACTCAGTCTCATTAATCGGGGTTCACTATATCGCTATACAGCTATCTCGCTATATGGCAATGGGACCACGCCACAGGTGGGAACCATCAGAATTCCCAGAACCATCAGAAAAACCAGAAGGCCCGTTGGCCGAAGGGTTTTAATCCTATTTGGCCACGCTCAAATGAACTTCGCCCCTTTTGCTATTTGGCGGCGTTCAAATGATCTTGATCGTTAAAAACCTCTTGCTTTTCTTTCCATCCTCCATTATACTATTAACATGATTAAAGACATTCTAGATTTGGCGCTGGCCTTTGTTGTTGGTTCTTTTGTTATGATTTGTGCGGCTTGGTTTGCTCATGTCATTTGTCATTAAAAATTCGTTAAGCTTAAATATGAAAAAAGAATGGTTTTACTTCTGGAACCCGCTTCTGGGTCGCGTCTGGTATAGTGACTATAACGAGGCCGTCGCCGCTCGCCGCGCCTATGAGTTGGCGGGGCATAAGGTGGGACCGCTCTTGCAAAAGAGCTAAAAAACCCCTCGTAAGTCGCTGATTTTAAACGACTTATGAGGAGCGGCCCCCGGCCCCGCCGTAACTCGTTGAGAATCAACGACTTATGAAAAGCCTAATCAAAGGATTTATTTACTATTTTGCAAAAATCGGGCATTTTTGACTTGCCTTTCCCCTTTCTTGGGTTACATTACCTCATGAAAGAATTCCTTTGTAATTTCATTCTGTCCGCCAAGGGTGGGCATGTTTATCTTGGCCACGGTTACGAGTATACTTTTAGCGAAATTACTGAAATAGTTTTGGGCTTCTTTTCTTAAATAAAACACTTGATCTTTTCCGCAAATAACCTATTGTTCCCTATGAACGAAATCATCAAAGCCGAACTGAACGAATACATCGATTACCTTGATTCCCTCGACTATCCCGAACAGGATGACGCACGGTGGGAAGCGATGGCAGAAGAACACGAAAACATTCAATACGGCATGGCCGTGATGGGAGTCTAAAACACACAAAAGAACATGAGATTCCTTGCCTTTTTCCTTGCCGTTAGCTTTCTTATCTATCAAGAGATTAAAAGCTTTTATCCTAAAGACTTCACCGAACAAGTCTTCGAAGAGACAACCGTTGATCCCCAACCTTTGGAGGATTACCCTAAAGAGAGATCCTTTGTGCCAATTCTCCCTTTGGAAAAGAAGGAAGATGATGAACTCATTTCTTTAATTAAAGAATTCGAAAGCTTTAGCCCCACGGTCTATAAATGCCAAGGTGGAGTTGATACCATTGGATATGGCATCACTGATCCAGAGGTTGTAAAAAGGGGAATCCTCACAGAGGAAGAGGCTTCCGAAATTCTCAAAGAAGAAATAAACGTTCATCTTTCTTATGTGGATTCTTTTGTAAAGAAACCAATAACAGAACAACAAAGGAATGCCCTAGCTTCTTTCTCCTTTAATTGCGGAGATGGTAGTCTAAAGAAAATCGCAGCTAGAATTAATAGTGGCAAAATGAAGGAAGCAGGTGAAGCGATCCTCTTGTATGTCTATGCTAAAGGAAAACCATCTAATGGTTTGAAAAAGCGTAGAGAGATAGAATATCAAATGTTTAATAGTTAACGTGTAACAAAGCTCTTCGTAAGTCGCTGGTTTTCAACGACTTACGGGGCGCGGCCCCGCCGCCCGTCGTAACTCGTTAAGGCTTAACGACTTACAAACAATTTGGCATCACGCGATTGCGCCATGCGAAAAAAGACAGAAAAAGATTTGCGTTCTCCCTTTGGTATGGTATAGTTGGACATGAAAATTGAAGAAGGAACGGAAGTTGTGTTCAAAGGAAAATGGTGGATCGTGCAAGAGTTTTGCCCATCTTATGATGGCGTTGAAGGTTTTGATGAAGTGGTGATTGCTGATGAAGATGGAGAAGAAAAGGTGGCTTTTGTTTATCAAATCGATACCGTTCTCCCTTCTTTTTCTTGACAAATAACAAAAACCCTGATATAATAACAGTATGAAGAAGGCAATTTATTGGAAGCATGGTGAGGACAAGATGAGCGTTAAGGAGCTTGATAAAGCGCTTAAAGATATAAATGAGAATATCGTGAGCGAAGAGAAAAAACAGTCAGGGAGTGAACAGACTAAACTTGTGTTTCCTTCTATTCTCCCTCTCTTGCTCAAAGCGCAGCAAGGTTTGATGAGGCTGAGAGCAGAAAAAATCGGTAAATGAGGAACTCTAATATAATAGCATGAGCCAACACTCCAACATCTGTAAGGAAGTCCTCTCCAAAGCGGTTAAATTTAATCTGTCGCATGGACAAACGTCAGAATTGCTGAACGCTATTTTTGCCGCTGCTGAATATGAGTGGGAAGTGTCCGAAACAGAAATACCCAATCTTTCTTATTCTTATCTTCGCACTCAAAAGGACGGATTGTATGGAGTGTCTCACGATCAAATTGATTCTTGGATGGAAACTTCAGCTAAGTAACTCTAATATAAAAGGAACGATAAAAAGGGGGGTGTAGCTAATTGGTCTAGCGCTCGACTCATAATCGAAGGAAAGCAGGTTCGATTCCTGTCGCCCCCATCTCTCACCTACATAACTCGTTGAAAATAAACCACTTACAGGGCGCGGCCCCGCCGCCCTTCATAACTCGTTGATAATAAAAGACTTACGACACAAAGAATATCACGCAATCGCGCCAAAAAACATCATTAAACTACTTGCATCTTTCCTTTCTTATGTTATCTTTGATACATGACTGAAGAACAAGCATACGAACACGGTTTTTACGCAACTCTCACCTTGAACCAAATGCCAGATGACGATGATCTTCTTGCGGCGTTTGATCAGGGCGAGCGGGACAGGCAGGAGGTCGCTGCCGTTGAGATGGCTCACGAAGCTTACGCGATGGAACTTTACGGCCATTGATAGCTTTCCCTGTAACTCCTTGATATTCAAGGGGTTACGGGGCGCGGCCCCGCCGCTGGTCGCAACTCGTTGAGAATCAACGAATTAGACTATACGCAATCGCGCCATAAAGAAAGATGATGAATTAATTTGCACTTTCCTTTTCTTGGGTTACATTATCACATGTTCAAATACGAAGTCATTCAGCATCTTGTTGGTCCTTGGCACACTCCCGGTATGGGGAAGGTCGTTTATACTTGGTTTTCCAAGTCTCCCAAGGAGGCTTGCGCTCGCCGTGGAGCTTTCGCGGCTCATTTCGATGGGGATGACTCCCTCCCCTGCGTGATTGAGGAGGTTCGCCTTTGGCGCAACGGCAAGCTTCTGTTTTCGAAGTGGTCATAAGTGGTTGAGGCTCAAAGCCTTACGGCGAGCCGCCCCGCCGCCCGTCGCAACTCGTTGAGAAGCAACGACTTACGACATAAACAAAATTCCGCCGCTTTATAAGAAAAAAGAGAGAAAAGGATTTGCATTCTTTCTTTAGAGTGGTATAGTTGGACATGCAATACATCATCAAAGCTGAGAGCGGTATCCGTGGAATTTGTAATCTTGGAGCGGGGGTTTCGGAAAAAGCCGCTTGGGAAGACGCTTTTGGCCCCAAGCCTTGGACCGACTACCAGAAAAAAACTGCTAAAAAATGCTGGTGCGAGCAGGAGGAGTCTGATGAACCCGTGAGCTATTCTGGCTACTAATCGCAATCTCGTAAGTCGTTGAAAATAAACGACTTACGGGGCGCGGCCCCGCCGCCCGTCATAACTCCTTCATTATCAATGACTTACAAAGATGTGCCTCCAAAGGCTTTTTGCCCCGCAATCGCGCCATAAGCTATTTACAGAAACACGAATGATCTTGGCGCAATCGCGCCATAAAGATATTTGAAGAAAACGCTTGTATTCTTTGCTCAATAAGGCTTGGTTGTCTTATTGAATTATTTAAAGAAAGAATCTTGACAAACACCGAAAACCTGCTAAATTTACCGCCATGAACCTACTGAAAGAAACCATCTCCGTTTTTAATAGTTACAACCTTGTTCCCCACAACATCCTTTTTATCGGTTGTGAGGAAACTGGTCACCGCTGTTCTTGGGAACAGTTTCAAACCCTTGCGGATCGCGAATACAATGGCGGTTACGGTTGTGCGGAGGTTTTGACCGACCTTGTGATTATCTTTGTTGACGGAACGAAGCTCTCCCGTAGTGAATACGATGGTTCTGAGTGGTGGAGCGTCAAAAAGCCCTTCGTGATGCCAGAAGAAACCAAGGAAATCGATTCTCTTTTTGTTGAGAATTATAATTATCGTTTTCAAGACCTTAAAGAAGATTATTGGAATGATGTTGCCAGCGATGGAGAAGCCGATGGAGACGCCCTTGCGAGTGCTGGTTTTGGCACGGATGAGGACTATGGGTTCTTTGGTGATGAGTATTGATTTTTAATCGTTGTAAGGTGTTGAGCATCAGCGTCTTACGACGGCGCACCGCCCGTCCCGTCGTAACTCGTTCATTCTTAACGACTTAGCCTATACGCAATCGCGCCATATAAAATAAAGAAGAAAAGAGTTGAACCTTTCCTTTCTTCTGTTACATTACCTACATGAACAACGACCTATTCGAAGAAATCGAAAACACCGCTGAATGCCTTTTCGAAAAAGAAGAAGCAGATCGAGACTACGATACTGTTGCGAAAGAAATCGCTTCGCGCTATCCCGGCGCATCTTGGAGCAGTATTCGTCTTCAACTTGAATACATCGTTTCCGATATTGAAAACCTCGCCGCCTAATACCATGCAAACCGAACAAGAAATCAAACTCTCATATCATCGCCTAAAACACGGTAGCCTCTATGATCGTGGCTCCGCTGATGCATACTACTGGCGTGATGCCGATCCGCACTATTACCCCAACGGAACCTACAATCCTCCCCGCATTGGAAAAGAGGAATTGTCCAAAGAACAAATTGAGGAATACATGTTCGCCTATAACAACGAAACCGACAGAAAGGAATACCAATAACATGGACGAAGACCAGTATATCGAAAGCTATTGGGAGGCCGATATGTTTGGCAATCCCTACTTGCAGCCCGATCAAGTAGAAGATGATTCTTTTTATCGAGGTATGGATAGCGAAGAAGAAGAGGCAGAAGAACAAGAAGAAAGCTATCAAGAAGAATTCGGCTTTTCAGAATACAACGACTATTAAAATATGATATACGAAGATCCTAGCTTGCTTATAAACATTATTGCAGGAATTTGTGGGGCCGTTTTGATTGTTTGTTTGTTGATTGGTCAATACGGTCATTGAATTAAAAGCTTCGTAACTCGTTGATCGTTAACGACTTACGGGGCGCGGCCCCGCCGCCTGTCGTAACTCCTTGATAATCAACGACTTAGCCCATACGCAATCGCGCCATGTAAAATAAAGAAGAAAGGGGTTGCATTCCCCCAAAAATGCATTACATTACTCTTGTCGAAAGGATAAACAAATAACCGAAAGACTAAATATGAAAGACCAATTAGATGCTACTGACAAACTGTATGTTGCCGCCCGAATCATCAATGGCGAGGAAGCCATTGCCGAATTCAATTACGAAGACAAATTCGGATGCATTACGCATCGTCGCGTAAAGGTTGATTCGGTAGTTACCGACAACCACGGGAACTTCATCTGGTATAACTATTCGGATGGAGGTGGTCACGGTGGTGGTCATCGCGCCTTCAATGCTGAACGTATCAACGGATTCCGCTTTGTTCGCAAGTAATGGGTAAAGGGGCGCGGTCTCACATTATGTGACGCCGCGCCCCAACTGTTTCATATAATGAAAAAACGAGTTTACTTTAATCTGCACAAACGCCTTTTCTCTGTTCAAGAGAAGGTGAATGGTCAATGGAAGGTTGTCGGTCACACTGATGACATCACTCTTTACAATGTTACCTTTAAGGTAAGCGAGGCAGGGCGGCAAAGGGTTCTTAGAGAAAAGAAGAAGAATGTTCATGCTTTTGTTGAGGGAACTCTTTCCCCTTCTCCTCTTCAGTGCCACAGTCCACTAACCATTCGATACAATCCCTACAAGTGTGGATCGTTTACCTCTGGAGAATTCAACGTCAAGGAGGCGGGATCGGTTCGCCTTTCAAAGATCGATGGCAAGCCAACTATACAAGCCGATTTCTTTTATACAGCATGATCGCAACTATCATTTATCCAAAGGAACTCGCTTTTCCTTTTAGCATTCCCTGTATTGGGGAATGCAATCAAGCCAATAAGATGAAATTTGCCGAAATGGTAACGGAATGTCTTATGGGCGATGGATGGGAAACGGAAACAGTAGTTTCTAATAACCTAGAAGTTAGGCCAATGAGATTTGGGGATATGATCCTATTCCCTGATGGAGAGACTTGGGCAGTAGGAAAAGATGATTTCTTTCTTTTAGATAGAAGGAAAATGATTGACTTTCAAATCGCGCCAAGCTATTCCTATAACTAAATCTACCTCGTAAGTCGTTGAGGTTCAGCGACTTACGGGGCGCGGCCCCGCCGCCCGTCGTAACTCGTTGACACTTAAGCACTTACAACAAAAGCATTCTTTTCTTTCAAAAGGCTGTTGACATTTACAGAAGGTGTGTTATATTACCCCATGCAGAACATCGAAGATCATGCTGGCCGCTTTTGCGGATTCACCACCAAAACTCAAAAGAAAACCCATTGTGCAAAAGTATATCGAATTACTTCGCACTACATCAAGATTCAAGACCGTAACGACGGCAAGAACTACAAATATAATCGGAATTCTATTTTGGATTGTCGGTTCTAATTAAAGTTTTCCAACAAAGAGTTTATCCGTTTTGCTCAGTTGGAATAATATAAACGGAACCTTTTAAATCGCCGCCCGTCGTAACTCTTTGATAATCAACAACTTACGACGAGGGCCGGGGCCGCGCCTCATAACTCGTTTACTTTCAACGACTTATATCATTTTCCTGTTTGGGGCCATTTTCTTAAATAAGAAAAACACTTTTTTGAAGAAAGAGGTTGCATTATTCCAGAAAGGCATTACATTAACTATGTAACGGATCGCAAGCTATCCGTGAATCACCGATAAATCTCGCGAAGCAAATCTATTAGTAGGGGGAATATCCCGAACAAAAAACATCCGCAAGGGTTGGAAAATGCCTGTAAGCTGATTAATTATCTGAAACGGTGAGGGTTGGAAAAGATAAACGCCAACACAAAATCTATTGACAAACTTCTATTCTTGCATTACATTACTCCATGCATTACTCCATGACAAAAAACACTCTTCTTCTCTTGGTTGACGAAAGCCCTACTTTTCGTAATTTGATTGCGAATGAACTTATCACTAATTTGGATTACCCCATGCCATCCTCAACTATCGTAAGCCTGTTGGAGGAAAGCCGCACGTTCCAAAATTGGGCCATTGATCAGTTCGACTGCGAAATTACCATCAGCAATAACTTTAAAAACCTCATCGACACCACGCTTAATGCAGTGAAAGATAGTCTGCGCCGTGGGAACAAAATCGAAGCCATCAAAGGTTTGCGCGATGCCTCTAAGGACGAGCAAATTCGTAAGGCATTGCTGAAAGAGTTCTTTCATTTCGCCAATGAATATAGACGCAAGGGAGATGACATCTCTTATAAAAACTATTACTCAGATACGGAACATTTCACCTTGAAATTCTCACGCGATTTGGTGGAACACATCGAAGATTGTATCGATCCCTTTTAATTTCTAACCTCGTAACTCGCTTAAAATCAACGAGTTACGGGGCGGGGCGGGGCCGCGAGTCATAACTCGCTCATAATCAACGACTTACGACAGAAGCGATTCAAGATCCATGCCAACCGCATGGATTTTTTTTGCGATATGGTGTAAAATAAATTGCCTCTTTTCTTTGACATTTAGACGAAGATGGTTTAATGTTGAACATATGAAAGACGAACTCTTCCACAACGAATCCCTCCTTGACATCCTTGACGACATCGCCTCTTTTCGCGGAGACTACCGCTTCGGCAGCAGTCACTCCCGCTTTGATCGCGAACGCGACGAGCAGGAAGATGATCAGGAAAATACCGAATCTGATCACTTTTCTTTTGACAAATAAGATAAATCGTGATACATTACCTCTCGTTAAAGAACCAAAACAAACCTAACTAAAAAAAACATATGATCGTTATCGGAAAAAACCACGTTACCGCTGAACAACTCTTGAACGTTGTCACTCCTCCAGAAACTGAGTCCTTCAAGCCTCTCCCTCACCACATTTTGGTGGAATACACTCGCGAAGCTTTGAACGATGCTGGTTTCCAGATCGTGGAAGAGGACCACGTTGTCGCCAAGGACGGTTTGCGCTACTTCGGCGGATTCGCCCTGTCTCACACTTCCCTTTCTGGTGATCGTCGCCAGATCGTTTGCGGTGTTCGCAATGCCAACGACAAGTCTTTTCCTGCTGCCATTTGTATCGGCAACCGCATGATGGTTTGCGAAAACCTTTGCTTCTCTTCTGAAGAAAAGCTTACTCGCCGCCACACCAAAAATATCATGCGCGACCTTCGCGGCGTGATCGTTTGCGCGATCACTCGTTTGATCAAGGCATGGAATGACATGGAGACCCGTATCAAGGCTTACGAGAACGTCACTCTTGACGAACAGCAAGCCGCGCACCTGTTGCTTGGTTTGATCGACAATAATGGTCTTCCCGCCCGTGACTTCTACAATACGATTCTTTGCTGGCGCAATCCCGAAAATGCCGCAACGGACATTGTCGAGCGTAATACTTTCATCATCGAACAGGAAGACGGTTTCGGGTTTGATGAGGAAGGCTATCAGCAAGCCCTTGCTGCCAAGCAAGCCGAACTGATCGCGGAATTCGGCGGTGATACTTTGTGGGGTCTTTACAATGCGGTGACTCACGTTCTCAAGGGTTCCTGCCTTGACAAACTCCCACAACGCACGATGAACATGCAAGCCCTGTTTGACGGGTTCGCGGGAGTCGTCGTCTCCGTTGGCGAGGCGATCAACACGGCGGGTCTTGACGAAAACGATCAAGAGACCGACGAGGCGCGAGGTGAGTTTATCGAAACCTTCGGTGAGGTTGTCGAAGAGGTTGTCGAGGATTCTGACTCTAACATTGACACCATCGCGATGCTGATCGAACGCTAACAGAACCACAACTTGGGAAGCTCGGGAGGGGAGGCGAAAGCCTCCCCTTTTCTTTTGCTGCAACAACTTAAGTCATAACTCGTTGAACGTCAACGAGTTACGAGGGCGCGGCCCCCCGCCCGTCGTAAGTCCCTGAGAATCAACGACTTACGAAGAAGCCTATTCAAGATCCATGCCAAGCTTGCAGAAATTCTTTTCTGTTTTTTGTGTTTGACTTCTCCCCTGTTTGCCTTACCTTTACAAATGAAAGAAATCACTGTCGAGATAATCAATCAATACGGAGTTGAACGGATTCGCGTTGTCGATCAAAAACTGCGTGAAACAATCACTTCTTTAACTGGAAGAAAAACCATTTTGCAAAGCGACATCAAAGCTCTAAAGGAACTTGGCTTTAGCGTTCGCATGAAATCCGTTGAATCGGTCGAGCTTTGACCTTGACAAAACCCAATCCTGTGTTATACTTCTCACGATGAAACTACTGAACAGCGGAAACGCAAAAACAAAGAAAGGGGAAGCTGTGGGTTGGAAAACCTTCGGAATCCATCTCGCCCCATCGCGCCTGTCTGGCTTTAACACTTGCCAACATGCGACGGTTGGTTGTGCTGCCTCTTGCCTTAATACGGCTGGAAGAGGCGCAATGTCGAGCGTCCAAAAGGCAAGGATTAATAAAACCCTTTTCTTCTTTAAAAACAAAGAAGGATTCCTCGCTGAACTTCGAAAAGAAATTCGGGCCGCTATCAAATCTAGCGAGCGGCAAGGGTTGAATCCATGTTTTAGGCTTAACCTCACTTCGGACATTCCCTTTCACAAGTTTGGAATCATGGAAGAATTTCCAGAGGTGCAATTTTATGATTACACCAAGGATTATAAAAGGGCGCTACAATACATGCATGGCGAACTGCCGAAAAACTACCATCTGACTTTCTCCCGCGCCGAATCGGAAGAGAATCAACAGCAAGCCAAATCCCTTCTTTCTATGGGAATGAATGTTGCGGCTGTGTTTCGCGAATACATTCCAGCAACGTGGAACGGGTTTAACGTTGTTGACGGTGATGAAAATGACTTGCGGTTTCTTGATCCGCAAGGCGTGATTGTCGGATTGGTTGAGAAGGGAAAAGCTAAACAAGATTCCTCTGGCTTTGTCCTTTCTCCCGCATGAATGAACTCATAATTTTACTTGCTTTTTGCGTCTTAGGGTATATGGTGTCAAAAAACTAAGCAACGGGGCGGTAGTCCAATGGCAGAGACAGGAGACTTAAAATCTCTACAGTATGGGTTCGAATCCCATTCGCCCTACCAATTTTTAAAGCACCCTTAGCTCAATCGGATAGAGCAACGGATTTCTAATCCGTAGGTTACAGGTTCGAATCCTGTAGGGTGTGCCACTCTTAACAGAAAAAAAACAAATGAACTATTCTAATAAATTCTGTTTTATTCAAAAGAAAGAAGAAGCATGGATTGTTTCCATGTATCAACGCGAAGGCAACGAGGCCAAACTAATTAAAGAGATTGCCACCTCTTCGGAAGGGGAAGCCCGTAAAGCTCAAAAAGAATTCTTTCAATAAAAAACGCCTTTTAAATGGCGCGTAGCTCACACTGGTGAGAGCATCCGCCTTATAAGCGGGAGGTTGCGGGTTCAATTCCCGCCGCGCCAACCTTTTCAGAAAAGATTCATAACTCCTTGAGTATCAACGAGTTACGAGGGGGCGGCCCCGCCCCCGTCGTAAGTCCTTCAAAATAAACGACTTACGAAGCGGGAGTTTAATAGTCTATGTCTGCGTCAACTTCGGGATGCATTTGGCCCGAATAATGAATAGGACATTCCTGCCAATAATCGAAAGGATTACAAATCCAGCCATTACTACAAGGGCATTCCTTTCCATCTTCAAGAGCCGCGTGAGCAACCTGACTTGGATAGGCTAAAATTAGATCTTGAAAATCATTCATGCTTTAATATAACTGAATTCGCTAAAAAGAGCAACAAAAAGTTCATCTCTTTCATTAAGATAGTCGTTAACTTCAACATCTTTGCCACGATACTTTTCGTGAAGATAATCGCGAGCAATTTCTGTCAGATAGCCATTAACGTTTCCTTCTGGAATTCTGCCAGCATCGACAAGTTCCTTTAGCGTCAAGCCCGTCCAATTAAATGGGGCATCAAGAAGTTTTTTGGCAATTTCTTTCATTAGTTTGGTTTTACAAAATAAGCTTGATTCATAAACGTGGACAGCTCCATGTTCCGCCCGTCCTTTTCGTAGCCGTAATAAAGCCAACCGTGAAAGGTTGTCATCCACACAAGTCTCCACCCCTTCTCTTTAAGAAGTTCGCTTTTTTGTTCAAAGGTCTTTCTCATTTTTTCGGCAGTGCGATTTGTTTTGTTGTTTCTTTTTGTCTGGAACGCACTTCGTTCCCATGTTGAGAACGAAAGCGGCTCCACGTTTAACCTTGTAGGGTGGAATGCTTTTCATGCACTATAATACAATGAAAAGCCAAAAAGTTCAATCCTTTTCTTCGATTAGATCGTGATTTTAATAAACACGTTTTTGTCGAAAGAATAGGAGGCAGGATAAGTATAACCAGAGGAATCAAGAGTTCGACCTCCCATCGTCATGCTGGAAACGCTATCGACGCGCACCACATGAACATAATTTGACCATTCCTTTTTGGCAACAACCAGAACCAAGTCTCCCTCCTTGATGTCGTAGCTGTTAAGATCCCTTTGAAGATCTTTGAGTTCTTTTTCCAAAAAGGCGATTTGACGTTCGATTTCTTCTTTAGTTTGCATGAGGGTAATATACCACCTTTCCGCAAAAGCGCAAGAGAAAAGATAAAGGAAAAAGGCGATTCTCTGTAAGTCGTTGATAACCAACAAGTTACGAGCCTCGCCCCCCGCCCCGCCTCATAACTCCTTCACACTCAACGACTTACGACAACAGAAAAATCATGCAGTCATAACTACCTGATACTCAACGAGTTACGGTTTTGTGGGGTTTGGGGGTATATGTTATTTGGCTTATTTAGGGTAAACCTAGGCGTTTTTATTTGTCTCTTTTATAATGAAATTTCTCTTTTCACTCTATCGTATTTGGCGAGAACGCCAAGATTCCTGTCGCCATTGTATTTGACTATTTGAAAGTAACTATAGTAAAAATCGAGGGCATCGAATCCTTTCCACTTTCCTTTGGTTTGATCGACGTTAAGGTCTATGCCCTGTTCGATATTATCAAACGTCTTAATGAATTTGTCGGCTTTCATGACGTTATCAAATACTCCAAGAACATCTTCACGATAACTCACATTATTAAAACCAAAAACAAGGTAGGCAACCATATTATTTATTTGAGTAAGTCTTCCAAATGTGAAGGTCTCTTTCTGCCAAGGTCATATTTGGGAACTCCTGCGCAGACAGGGAAAGAAAGAGGAGACCAAGTTCTTTATACTTATTTAGATCTTGTGGGGTTGACTTAGGGGCAGCATATCCTTTGACTCTAATGTATTTGAGAATGTGGGTATCAAGGACGGCAATGCTTTCGTTCTCTCTGGAGTGGGTAAGAAAGAAGGCAGCAGTCTTTGGACCAATCCCTTTTATTTGCATCAACTCAGTGAACCCAACCTTTCTTAAATCAATGCTTTTAGATTCATGAATTGCATTAGAGATTCTTTCGTATTGCCCAACGTTACAAAGCATCAACATGTTCTTTATTAAAGGCTTATCAAGTTGAAACATAACGTCGATACTAAAAACCTTATTTAGTTCCTCGACTTTATTTGCCGCCCAACTGCTCTTCTTCCCTGCTACAAGGATGCAGAACAACCAAAACTCAAGAAGTTCTTTATCGGACCTGTCGTATTTGGTGATGTTATTTGGATCGATCATAATTGTATAGGGGATTACGCTTGTGAAGCAGTGAGGCGCATGAAGTCCCTACCTCGTTGACTAATGACCCGTTTGCCGTCAATGTCCATCAGACCAGAGGCAAGAAGGTGCTTCTCATACTTTTGTTGAATGACGCTTCTAGAATAACCAGTAGAAGCAGACAAGGCTTGAAGAGAAAGAGGACCACTGGAGTAATACATTGTTTTCAAAACCCGAATCTCCGCAGGGGAAAGGCCAAAGTCATGAACTCCCATATCCTTCTTGAACTTCTCCCAAAGGTCTGGGGTAAGGAAGGTCTTACCGTTGGCGGAAAGGAAATCCTTCAGTTCTTCTGCCTTTGCAACAGCATCACGGGGATGACCTCGAAAGGTTTTAGAAACAGCATCTTTCATTGCATCAACAACAGCAATTGCCTTGGGCAGATTGTTCTTGAAGATATCAAACAATTCATCTTTGTTATACTTGGAAAGGGAGATCTCCGTAAGACGGTCGAGAAGAGGTTCGGGCAACTTCTGGGGATCGGTCGTTGCGAGGATGATTCCCATTTCAGTGAAGTCAAAGAGCAATTCCATTTCTCCCATCTCGCGATCATTATAAGTAACGCGGCGAATGGGGTTGGGATCACGCTCAAGAATGGTAAGAAGATAAGTGAGAATCTGTCTACCAGCACCAGTTTCGGCAAGTTCATGAACCTCATCAATAAAGAGAATAGCCTTTTCATTTCTCCAAACAGGATAAACCTGACCAGCAAAGATGTTCATGCTCTTAATGCTTGCGGCATTAATTTCGATGATCGGAGGAGTCGTGCCGTCTGGACGCTTAAGCGACCTACGGAATTCGCGAACCAGTTTCGTCTTGCCACCTCCACGCTCTCCTTCAAAGATAAGAAAGGGAAGTCTACCAGAGGTAGAATACGACTGAGAGAAAACGGCAAGTTTTGCTTTAGCTTGATGTTGACCAATGATTTGTTGCATGGCGGCAATATAATCGATCTTCTGCTTTTGTCAAGAGGTTCGGTAAAATATTCTCGTTCACCTTTTTCTTTTGACGTTTTCTTATATCTCGTCTTTTCTGGCGAGATGAGGCGAGTTTTAGGGGTTTATCCGTCAGTTATGACGAGTTGCTACCCAGAGTTATACTACATCCCAAGAAAAGGTTGCAGAAATTAAAGTAATAGCTACCATGCCCAAACTAAAACACACAACAAAAAACAAAAATAAAACAAAAGCTAAAAGCACATCGACTATATCATTATCATTCATATCTTATTTGGCGAAAGTCTGTTAATCTTTGACTCAATTAGAACGTCTTACCCCAAGGATCTTTCCCTTGTAATAATCTAATTCGATCTTTTTGATGGGGGAACTTCTGGTAGAACGATGAACACACATTCCATCACCAACATAAATCAAGATGTGTCCACTATTTCCAGACCTAGAACCTCGCCAACATACGATAACATCTCCTTTTTTAATTGCAGATAAACTTACAGGCTTGCCCCAATCGAGCCAATTCCTCGCAAGGTTTGGATTTGATGGAGTATTTCCTCCTGCTTCTTCTACAACGTCAGCTACAAAAGCCGCACACATTAAAGAAGATCCTCTTCGGAATGATCCCCCAATTCGGGATTCTGCTTCTTTAGAGATACTTGTATTTAAAAAAGAACCATCCTTCTTTAAGAAACTGGAAAAGAAAGGTGCTGCATGTAGTGGATTAATAAAAAGAAAAAGGAGAATAAGAATCAATCGCATATTATTTAGGATTTTTGTGGACGAAATTGGAAGGCAGATTGTCGATTTGAAGTGTAAGTATTATTTGAAATGAAAAATAAAAAGTGGTCCGAGTCAGAGATTGACCTTATAAAAGAATTAGCTTCTAAGGGGGTTGGGTATTCTAAAATGGAAGATCAAATAGGAAGAACAGGTAAAGCTATTTCTGAAAGAATGCAAAAACTTGGATATGTATTTGGGGACTTTTATAAGAAAGAAGAAAAGGAATGTTTAAATTGTGGAAAGATTCTTGGCCGTAACCAATATAAATATTGCTCAAGCTCTTGTTCAGCTAAATGCACAAACCCTAAAAGGGCAAAGAAAAAAACATGCAAAACTTGTGGCGAGGATTTTAGCGGCAGGGGTAAGATGAATAGTATTTATTGTTCTAGAGAATGTTTCTGGGAAGAAAGGAAAAGGCTCCAAAAAGAAAAGGTTCTAAATAATGATGTATCTATTGGCCAACCTTCTTATAAGAAATATTTGATAAATTTATATGGGGCAAAATGCATGGAGTGTGGGTGGGAAAAGATACATCCAATTACTTTAAAAGTTCCTGTTGAATTACATCACATTGACGGGGATAGCAAAAATAACAAATTAGATAATTTAATTCTTTTGTGTCCATCTTGTCATAGTTTAACTCCATCATTTAGAGGTTTAAATAGGGGAAATGGTCGTAAGAATAGAAAAGGGTAAAGCTCCTTCCGTGAGTTGCACACGGGACTAACCATTACAAGTGGTTTGTTTTACTGCTAAACTAAAGGAGCATTAACATTACTTTATGTATTTAAGAAGACTGTCGAGATCTTGCAAGAGAGTATTGTTTATTTTATTTGCCTGTTTTCTATTAGAAATTGACTGACAACCAGACAATGCAGCAATATAAAGGACAGTTGAGATTCCTACAATAAGAAAGAGTTTGTTTTTCATATATTATTTGGCAAAATATTGGGCGAAATTGAATCGGAATGACAGGATTTGAACCTGCAACTTCTTGCTCCCAAAGCAAGCGCACTACCAGATTGTGCTACATTCCGTTATTTGTTATTCATAATTTATTAATTCGGGGTTTTGTTCCAAAACTCTCGATACAAGATATACGCATTCTTGTGCGGTAAAATGTGTTTTCCAATCGCATTCATCAAGAATTTTATCTATTTCTTGAACGTAGAGTCTGTGTAGTTCTTCTTTATTGATTTTCATGTCCACACCCGTTATTTGTTATTTATTTGGGCGAACCTAGACGATCTTGGCTCTTTTTATTTGGAGAAACCTAGACGATCTTGACTTCTTTTATTTGGCGAAAATCGGACGATCTTGGCTCTTTTTTATTATAGCACATTATTTGGCGAATGTCAAGACATTTTTAGAGATATTCTGCAAACTCAATATAAAGCCAAAAAAGAAAACCCATAATAATATATTTGTCTTCAAGCATACAATCTTTGTTCTACGTTAATACCACTCTTTAAAAGAAAGGAAAGCCCATCATCTGATCTATATCTGTCAATAAAGTAAAAGTTCTTGATGTCGCTCATTACAATACCCTTGGCACATTCCATACAAGGGGTATGAGTGCAGAACATACTGGCATTATTTCCCGATTCATGAGACGAAGCGAGCTTATGAAGTGCATTCATTTCGGCATGAACGACTTCTGGTTTTGTTTTAAGGCGGGTATATTGCTTTGTTTTTTCATTAAATGTCCAATCCTTTTCTTCAAAGTAAATCTCTCTTTCGTCGTATGCTACTAGGAGTTCTTCGCATTCATTATCCCAACCGGGGGGTGTTCCATTAAATCCAATAGAGATGATTCTATTATCCTTAACTATAATGGCCCCAACCTTCAATCTATTTGCATAAGAAAGGTTTGAAATTTCTTGGGCAATATTATAATATACCTTCTTATATCTTTCTTTAATCATATTAAAACAATAGATCAACTTCATCAATCTCCAAACAACGAAACTCGATTCCGTTAACGTTCTTTATTTGTCTAGTATGGTAATGACCATGCCAAGCTTTTTGAATGTTATTATTAGAGATGAGTTTAAAGGCTTCGGCAAGTTGTTCACCTTCTTCTTTTAATTCCTTAACTAAGGTAGTATCCCATTCGGAAAAATAGTCTACGATATCTCCTTTGTGCGATACAATAGGCACAACGTAGTTGGGACAACCATGTGAAATAACATAATCAATGCCTTGAAGAGAAGAAAGATAATCCCTTTCAAGAATAAACTTCTCATCCCTCCACCAAGATCTTCCTTCAATTCTCCTATACCTATCTACAGAGATAGCACCACCCAAAAACAGAATACCTTTATTATTTATTTGTCTGAATGAAGTTGGCGGCAAGAGTTCTAATGATCCAGAATACTTTTTATTTTCTTTAAAGTAAATTGGTTCGTCATGATTGCCTTGAACGACAAAACATCTACATCCAGCTTCGGAAAACTTATTTGCTAATGATTCTATCCTTTTTTCATGGACAAAACCCACGCCAAAGTCACCTACTTGAATTAAAACGTCACCTGTGTTGGCGAAATCTTGCAACCATCGCTCGATGGCTGCGAAATTTCCATGAATATCACCCATTACATAAACACTCATATAAAACAATGTAGCGTAATTCGATAAAAAGTCAACTAATTTGATTAAAAAAGATAAAATAGAGACAAAATGGCACAAAACGACACAAAATAGAGACAAAATGGCACACTTTTTATGGTATTTATATTTAGTGTGTTGGAGATATCACCTAACAAACCAATCCATCCTCCCAATCTTCCCATACTCTATCATATTCTTATATCTTATCCTATATACTCTATACTATCTTCTCTCTTATCAGTATACTCTTTCTTCTATCATTCTATTACAATAGAAACAATAATCATCTATTGTTCCTAAACAATTTTCGCATACCGAATCGGCTGGAACCCTTGATATATAAGGGTTTGCAGGTTTTTCTTCGTTAATAAAATCTTTCTCATTACGAGGAAAAGGACTTTCTTCAGATAGAATTTTCTCCATCAAATTTTTGGTATATTCACTTCCAAAAACACTCTTCATTTCATAAAGCTTAACGATAAAACGCCACTTAATTAAATCCCTATCTACTGATCCTAATAAGTTGCTTAATTCACTCATAATTATTTCTTAATTTGTAATTTAAAGAAGAAAGGTATTTGATAATTATAGCCCCAAAATCTTAAGATTCTCTTAAAATTTCATCAATAGTCTTCTCATCTTCTCCAAAAGGGATATAATTCAAAGTCCACCCTGTTGATTCATCGAAGTTATCTGTCGTTGCTTCTGTTGCTTTATATTTCCACAAGGAACCAGTTCCCTCGCTAAGAGCAATATCAATAGCTCTTTCTTCCGATTCTGCCATTACATATACGATGTCTTCGACTTCTACTTTATATAGTTTTCTCATAATTTTAGCGTTTCTTTTATTTACTTAACATTAAACGTTTTGAAGGACAAACTCTGACCCTTTAATAGACTTGCCCCAAACCTTGATTGTTCCATTGGTTTTGATAACATAGTCAACCTTAGAGGGGAACCTCTTGAATTCTGCTGCAACTTCACCAGAACGATGCACAAGTCTATAGGTTTTGAATGATTGTCTTTTATTCTTAGTCTCTTCTTTAAAAACGAAAGTTGGGCTATTGTCTTCGGCCTTTTGGATTTGGTAGAACCTCTTAATTCTAAGACAACGACCTTCGCTCCAATCGTGAATTTTCCCGTCTCTTACTCCAGCAAAATGACCAGTGGCAAAAATAAGAAAGGAACCTTTTGGCGGCAAATTCCTTCCTAATGATCTCATTCCACCATGTGGACATTTTACTTCAACAACTTTAAAACCAAGGTGCTTTAAGGCAGAGAACATAGAAGAAACAAAAGTTCCTTTCCCCTTCTTCCTTCCAAAAAGAGAAAGTGTTTTATGGCATTCAACATAATTAAATCCAGTAATAACCGAAAGGGCTTTAACCCCACAATCATTCTTTTCTCCTAATTTGGAAGATTCGCCAACGAGTTCTTGGTAGATGTTCATGGCCTAATTTAGCACAAAACGTCCAATAGTCAAGAGATTACGTTCATCTTGTGAAGGAAAAGAATAAAAGTATAAGACAAAATGCCCCAATAAAAAATAGTAAAATATTCATTGTGTTATTTCCTTTATGTTATAAAAGTTATTTTTCCAAACAGTTTTGTTGGCACAAAGAAAAATTCTGATAAGCTTCGTATCGTTCTGCTTCCATTTTTAAAGACTCTACAGAGTGCATAAAAAAACCATTATCAAAATTAAGCAAAGGTAAGCAAGTTGATAAAATTTCCCCCTCTTTATCAAACACAAAACGAAAAACACCAATTGTTGAATAAGGGGTTTTGTATATTTTGTCCGTTTTCCAAACATCATAAATTATACCATCTTTTGAAACGATGTATTCGGGATCAGGAATAACGCGATCCTTTGTTCCGCCAATTTCTACCCATTTTTCGCAAGGATTATTTTCTTTATTCATAATTCTTCTGTCCTGTTTTATCTAACCAATAGTCTAAGACTTTTTTCATTCATCATCGACCAAATAATCAGTAGCATAATAATCTAAAGCTTCCCAAGCTTTGTATGAATTCTTATATGGGCCAAAAGGATCTCCTAGCCAATCATAAAAATACCAACCGTCTTTTTCGAAATATACTCCCCAAGACTTTTCGTAGTTTCTTTGTGGCTTATTTGATGTCTGGACAAACATATGGATTATATTTGTTAATCTGCCGTTCCCACATATGTATAACCCAACTCTTCAGCAATTTCTTCTTTAGTCATGTCGCACTCAAGATCACTAAGGAGCATCTTAACAAGTCCACAAGTAAAGTGACAACAACCTTGCCAAGCATCAATTGCTTTAATTAGATTCCTTGCTTGTTCTGGGTTTAGAGATTTTGCCAAATCTTCTTCTTTAATTTCTATATTCATTCTCCAGTATAGGGGTGATAAATGTCTTTATAACTTGGTGGACTTGGTAGTTGTTCTTGAGGGTTGACTGCATAAATACTAGCTGGAATGCAAGCAATATCATTTTCGATCTTGTGAATTGCTTGGGCGGCATTTTCCGCCTCAACGATGACTGTGCCACGCCAGACGCAATCCGCTGGTCCGCCGCTGTATTTGATAACGTATTTCATTTCACAAAATAATGCCAGACTTCTTGATAAAGAATGAGGATTTTGATTTCATTTCCTTCTATGATTAATTGAATTAGTTTCATTTAATTAAATCGGGATCGACTCTGGGATATTTGTCAAGTTAAATCCTTCGTTTACCGATAGAGTATCATCATAAAATCCTCCAGAAGGAAAAACCTCTTCTCCACAATTTGGGCAAGTATCTAAAGAAGGAGAGAAGCAATCTCTGCTGGCATTTAAAAACTCAGCACCACAACCTTGTTGAGATTCTTCATCATTATAAATGTGGCATTTAAATTTTCTCCAACCCTGTTTAGATTTTTGATCGAAAAAGTTATTCGCTTTAAGCAAATAAGAAAAATGAATAGCATCGGAATAGTCTTTTTCATAAATGGCTTGTTTTAAAAGACCATACAGAGAAACATTTGGGTCCATAATATAAAAGTAATTTTAATAATTAAAGAAAGTAAGATTAAACATTAACTCTGGAAATTCTTCTAAAGAAATACTCACCCAACTAGAGTTAACAGAAACTTGTTTTGCCACATATTCTTTGCCGATTTCCAAAACTTCAGCATCCTTTTTCATGTTTAAGAACATGGGATAATAAAATTCGGGAACACCTTTGAAGGTTAGTTTATCTCCTGCTTTTGGAAACTCTTGTCTTGTGTCGTTCATGATTATTTTGAAAGTTCTTTATTCCAAATTGGACAATTAGAATGAGGGATAAGAGTCCCTTCTCCATCTTTTCTCCGAAACAGGGGTAGCGGTTTGCCTACGCCATAATCTAGAAAATAACAAGTTTCTCCAGAACCCATTGTATACGTCATATAAAATGGACAAACTTGCCCAAGGGTAAAATCTTTAGCACAACAAGGGTTGCCCTCGCTATCGCGATACGCTTCGATTTCAATTGTTCTTTTTTCTTTCATATTAATATCCGGCTAATTGGAGAATCTTTGCCTCTTCTGGAGAGAGTTCAGAAGAGATTTCTAAGACATCATCTTCTTCAAGTTCTCCAATTTCCTTGAGAATTTTCTGCAAACTTCTTACAAAAGATCCAACATCAGAAGTCTTATATTCGTAAATAAATTCTTCGGTCGCGATCTTGTAGCTCATGGTATTTTTCATAACCCAATATAACACAAAATAGACTTGTGTCAAGAGCTTTTTAAGACTTTAAGAAAAGAGTTAGATGAAATCTTTCTTTTCTTCTTTTAACTGCAAGAGTTGAAACACCGTTCCTCCTCTTTTGATTGTCAATATAACTTTATTTTCAAGAAGTTTTCTATATTCAGCACTCCATTCTTCAGCAAATGTAACCGTTGAAACAATTTCAACAGAACCATTAATTAAGCAAATAAGAACCAACCTACCTTCTTTTATTTCTGCAACGGTCTTTTCGACTCCAGCAATAATTTCTTTTGCCGCTTCTTCTGGTTTTTGGTTTTGACCAAAGGATAAAGAAGTGATAAAAATAAAACCAAAGAATAAAGAAAGAAGATTTCTGCGAGAGAGTTTCATGATGTTTTAGTGGGGTTTTTGTTTTCTGTTTTTACTTGATAGAAAAAGTTATCATCATCAGACGTTGCCCACTTATCATGAGACTCGCAATGATATTTTTTCATATTAAGTTTATAATCTGGAATATTCTTAAACGGTTCAGAAACCATGCTTGGTTCCGCCCAAAGGATTCTATTATTTGGATAGGCACAAAAGTATCCATCAGCTAATTCAATAACATGGGCGCATTTATGCTGAGAAGGTTCTTCTGAAAAAGAAGTAGAGATAGAACCAGACATATCGGCATCCCAATCAATTGTAAAACGATAAATCCCTTCTCTCTTTGTTCCGTCTTTTAAAAGAACCAAGCAACGCTTACCTTTTAAAAACATGAACTGAGCAACGTGAGGAGAATAACTAAAACAATCCCACAATTGAAGAACATGAAAATCTAAATGAGGAGCATCTGGCTTTTCGAAAGGAACCAAAGCACTGATCGGAATCTTATCATATACAGCACCAATGTCTGTCATGACCAAGAACAGCAAGGCCGTTCCTTGTAGACTCTTTATCGCAAATGCCGTTCCTTCGACAAGCTCGCCATGATGGGCTTCTAAATTGTAAAGATACTCTTTACGAATATAGCATTCAATTGGTGGAATATTTATAATCATTTTTCTTTGAGTGAATTTAGGTAAAAGAAAACATTAACAAAAGAATCTACAACCCAACAAACCAACCAATAAAAGCAAGCAACAGACATAAACCATTCTTGCCATTTCATATTGATCGGAATTAGATCATAATAATCCATCACTACTGGAACCCAAAAGCTCCAAGTAGTAAGAAGAATTGATGCAATAAAAAATCGAATTTGATTATAGAAGATTTTCATAATATTATTACCAACAAACAAATGAATCTTTTTCTTGGTTTTTTGGGATTTTTCCATCTTCCCAAATTTGATTAATCAATACATCACTCCATTCTTCTTCTGCAAGATCTGGGTAACTAAATCTTTCTTTTACAGGTCCGCTTAATAGCCAAAGTTGTTTAGTGTCTGTTTTGTGTTTCCACTTACTACCATCTGGGTTTTCCCTTACACTCCAAACTCCTTTATCTAAAAACAGAGGAAGTGCTGTTCCGTGGGCGTTTTGGGCAGAAACGGTAATGTATTTTAAATCATTTATTTTCATATACTGTTGGACAGACCACTCTGACCAATCAAGATCACAAAGAGGACCGGGACCACCAAAAGATAAAGGAACTTTAAAATAATTACTTTTACTTATAAAATGCGCTCTTTCACTGTATTGTCCATGACCCTGATCTCCTGCTACGTCAATATAAAAATACTCACCAGAAAGAATCATTGTTTTAAACTGCAATACGTTTTGTTCTGTTATATCGCAAATCAGTTGTTGATCCACTTGAATGTAAAAAGCAAAATCCGATTCACATTGTGCAAACAATTGTGAAGTCGCCGCACCACAACCTATATTAATTGAGTTGTTTATAACTTTATCACAAAGTCCTTGTTCAAATAATTCATTAGCATATTTTCTTCCGCCATTATTTAATACAACGATTTTATGTTCAAATTTACAATGCTGTCTTAAGGATTCTAAAAGACTTTTTAACTCTTCTTCCCTATTAAAATCTAATACTAATACCTCTGTCATGTTATTCAACAATTTTTCCATCAACATTCATATATTCTCCTGATATTTCGTCAACGCAATAAAGAAAATCAAAATCCTTAAACTTTTCGCATACGATCTTCATTGTTTTTGGCTTTGCGATAGGTTGTCCCGGCAAGCTAAAGAAGAACTTCCTACCAGAAGCCTTAAGCGTTCCATCTGGAAATACTTTAGATTTTTCGGCAAAGAAACTTTCCTTTACTGAGTTATTAAGATGACGTTCAACATATACCCAACCATTTTCAAAATCGCAAATATATGTTTTATATCTAATTGTTTTATCAAGAACTAATTGCATATTATTCCTTCCAAGAAATTAAGTAATCGTGAATGATCTCTCTATTGGCTTTATCGAGGATTCTTCCGTTTTCATCTTTAACGGATTCTTCAACAAGAACACCTTCTGGTAGATCGAAAAGATATTCTAACATTTCAAGTTTCTTCTTGATTCCAAGACCATCTTGTCTTTTGAGAACGCACCATGCTAGATTGATTTCGCCCAATTCTGCTGTGTCAATTTGTTGCTTTAAGGTATTCATAAATTAATCAACAAAAGTTATTACACGCTTTTATTAATAAATTTATGCCAAAAATTATCGAAATCAGAACCGTTAAATGCCGTATCATAAAGATAAGGTTCTAACCCCTCTCCTTCTTGAATGTCTGTTTCAATCTCTTCCTTGAAGTCATTTAGAATTGATTGATAAATTTCTAATTCAACAGCTTGCAAGTTATTAATGTGTTTAATTTTTTGTTTAATCTTTTCTTTAATTGGATTCATTTTTTAAGTAGGCTTAAGAGTTTAATGACGCTTTGATCGATTTCTGTTACTGAACCATGTTTAACATAACTAATAACAGATTTCCCGTATCCATCAAAGATTTTTGCAAACCAATATTTCTTACCACCTTCTTCTTTAATTTCATAATCTGAATTAGGAATAAGATCTTCAAGATAAGAAATGGCAATTCTCTTTTTTTCTTCTTCTGGAATTTGTAATTCAATTTCTGCTTTAATTTTCATTAGTGTGAGAATGCTTCAATGGTATATTTAAAAGGGTTGCCTTCGATATTCTTTACAAGATCCAGCATTGTTGCTGCAATATCTCTGATCTCCTTTTGGGCGTCAGGCTTGTTACGAAGCTCTAAGAAATGATGAAAGCTACGCCAGTTAAACATTACGTCCGCTTGAATTTGGGAGTTGTAAGTTTTGAAGAAACGAGCAGATTCTTTTGCACGTTTGCGACCAAGAACAGGTTCAAGATCTTTGAGACATTCATGGTATAGTTTATTACCTGCTTTGGTATAATTTTCTAGAATCTCAGACCATTTATAATAACTGTCTGCAAACTTATCTTCATACTGCGACTTAGCAATACCTTCCCAATCATCAGGAATGTAATACTTGTCTTCCTTTAGCTCTTTATACCTAGCACTTTCACCATTGATGGAAACACCAACGCGATGCTTAATCAGGTGAACGTGGCTCGCTATTTCGCAATCCACAAGAAAGTGAAGAGAACTTTTTTCAAAAGGAGTATGATGACCTGCGTCTGCCAGCATCTTAAGAAGGCTAGGAATACGCTCCCTCTTTTCTTCTGTAATATCTCGACTCGTAGAGGTCCAAGCAGAACATGCGTGAACCTCATCGCTTCCGTAGAATCCAATAAGTTCGATTTTATTATTCATTAGTAACAGTAATTTTTGCAAGAGGTTGTTCTGATGTTTTCATAGGTTCGCCATAATTAACTCCCGACATTTCTTTCCAGTTTCTCTCATCATTCTTGGAAGAGACATAGCCCTGTTTAATGGCGTGTTCCCATGAGATTTCCTTTCGTAGAACTTGATACAAGTCCCATGCGATGTTGCTTTTTGAGTCTGGATAAGAGTTGAAGGGAGGTTTTTTTAGATGTTTATTGAGAATTGTTTCAATTGCCAATTGATCGTCGTGATAGCCTTCATAATGGATGCTATTGTAGTCAATGGGAAGGTGATTAAAAATCTCTTTTATCTGACTCCTTCCTAGACGAGCAAGCAATTCGCAAGCCTGACTTAAAATAGCGGCTTGTTTTTCTGTTAGTTCAATGTTGTAGGTCTTCATCTTTTAAATTATAACATACTTATTACCAATGTCAAGATCTTTTTAAGAAAAAGGGGGCTTGGGAACCAAAACCCAAACCCCCTCAGATCGTCTAACCTAACTATTACCAATTATGACAGAAAAACCCTTTCGTTTTCAACCTTTTCTCCAAGTTCTTGGAGAGCGGCAAGAACCTTAGTTTTCGACGGATAATCTGGAGAGAAGGAATTCTGAATCTGTTTGATAGAGACAGAGGCTTCGTCAAGCACTCCAAGTTCTCCTGCTTGGTTCCACTTCTTATCCAAGTAGTTGGCGATTTTGTCAACAAACTTATCCCACCCCCATTCGTTTTCTTTTACTTCTCCGTTTTCAACAGAGACTACAGGGGATTCAATTTCTTGTTTGATTTCTTGAATCACTTCGTATCTAGAAACTCGACACTTGCAAGCCTCACGTTCTGGAACAGAAACAACGTCTTTTGGATCGATCTTTACAATCATAACCTTTCCATTTTCTCCTGCCCAATTTTTGGCATATTCCAAAGATCCAACATGAAGACCATGAGTAGAGCAAGCCTGTCGGCTTGAATCAACGTCTCCTCGATGACATTCAATAACATGACCGGGACCGTTGTAAACCTGACCTCCAGAATTGGTTTGTCCTCTTAGAATTCGGGTTTTGGTATTTCCATTGATGGACCAATAATTTTCTTGAACTCCTTTATAAGCAAGGAAGCAACCATCTTCAGTAATCGGAAGTTCCCTCACCGAAAGGAAATCAAACAATCCAAATTGATTACTTGAAATATTTTCCAGTTGAACAAGTTCGAACGATGGGTTTTCCGAATACCGTTGGAAGAATTCCTTAATGCAATGGGTAGGATATCCATCGTCATACAGTCTACGAAGTTTTTCAACGAAAACTGGATGCATTTTAATTCCCTCAAATTCGGAAAGGTCTTCCGAAAAGCCTTCTTCAATTACTGGAGAAGAGTCAAGAATTTCTTCAATAGATTCCTTGAGAGTTTCTCCCGTCCAACCGTGATCAAATAGTTCCAAAATTTCAGAGAACTTATTAGACGATTTCTTTACATTTACAACTCTATCTCCAAGAAAAAGAGTCATTCCGTTGTTATTGATAATATGTGCGATCATGCGATGTTTTTGATTAGATATTTGATTTCTTTTCTGTCGAAGCCATTATAACATAGGTGAGAGCTTCTGTCAACAAGTTTTTTGTGTAGGACGCTTTTTTCTGAGATTTTTTGCAAACCTTTTTGTAATTTATTCACATAAAAGTTTGCCATGTTAATCTTTTCAACATTCAAAGAATCATTAACAAGTTTATTCAAAATCCTTTTCGACCTATTTGAAATTACAGCATTAGAGCAAATAAAACTTACTTCTGTTTTCTTATTTTTCAAATCTGATTCCAGACGCAAAAGTTTGTTATAAATATTTTTAACCCTTTCGTCGTTCCAGCTATAGTAGCCTTCTTTAATAAGAAGATTAAAAGCCGTTTTACAGCAGTAATTAAGATTCGATTCAGCAACACGATTATTCGTTGAAACAATTGAGACACAAACCCTTTTAAGTTCTTTAATATTAGAAAGCTTTTGAAGATCAAAATCTTCTGGAATTGGATTTTGTTTTATATACTGTTCAATAGAATACTTTTCTGCCTGAGTTCTACCATAGTCATATTCTCTTTTGAGAAAAGAAAACTCTTGTTTAAGATGACTCTTTTCTTTTGGAATGCGAAACTGACTATTTTTCTCTGTAATGCATTCAATAGAGTTATCGATAGATTTGATTTTATCAATATGTTCTTTAAAATCCTTTGGATTTACATAAGCGTAAATAAAAGCACAATCTGAATTATTTGCTATAAAATAATCAATCTTTCTACGGCTCCAATGAGGCAGCTTACCTTTTTCAAAGAGGGCGGCAACCTTTTTGGTTTTTCCAATTAAAGATCCTTGGGAGAAACAACGTGGAAATTTAAAATTCTCTGTAATTTTAAACTGAAAACATTCAGATTCAATGTTTTGAGAAATCAAATCTTCGTAATTTAATTTAATCAAGGCTTTTGTTTTATCGTAAAAGTCTTGAAGCTGAGAAGAAATTTGATTCCATTTCTTAATATTTTCTGGAACATCAGACAATGTTTCTCGCGAAGGAGGCATTGAAAACGTTCCAATTGGAACATCGATTAAAGTTCTTGAGCTATTAAATAAATTATTGTTTAGATCGAAAAAGTCAGGCAATCGATAGACAATAGAACCCATTCGAATAGATATAGAATAATCTTTTTGAACATCTTTTTGGCAAACTTTAAAGTTGCCAATATTCCAAACCTTTTCTTTTAATGGGCGAATGGTTGAACTAAAATTTGAACTAAAATGATTAACATATACAACTTTACTTTCTTCAGAAAGGTCTTGAACAAAGTTTTTAGTAATGGTATTGGCTTTTTCAACATCTGCACTTTGAATGGGAATTCGAACTTCAATACCAGAAGCTTCATTTGTTTCTTCTTCATTAAACTTAGCAATCTTAGTAATGGAAGAACCCGTTACTCCTCGATCACGATAGAAAACAAATGATGTTTTCTTCTTATTAAAGAAGGAAGTGACAATGAAGCTTTCTGCATAACAAATCGGACTCTTTGCACCAATTCCAAAACCTCCAGTAGCGGAGTTCGTAAGATTTTTGGTAGAACAAAAAAGACCACCAAATACTTCCCTCAAATCTTTTTCATCTAGACCCTTGGCAAAATCGCGAACAGATAACCAAGTTTCATTTTTTACGGTTTCAAGATTGATCTCAACATCACGATCAATATTATATTTGATATGCTCATCAATTGCATTGGCAGTTGTTTCGCGAATTGCTGCTTCTAACTTGTTAGAATAAATGTCGTTTTGAAACATTTGAGAGACAATTTCCAAAGCATCAGCATTAACGCTGACAACGGAAACATCTTTAGATTCAAAACCCTGCGAGAGAGTGCCGATTGAGTTGTTTTGTAACTTCATGGAGACAATATAAGACGTTTCGTGAAAAAGTCAAGAGCTTTTTGAAAGAAAAAAGTTGGGGCTTTTATGTGCTTACCCCAAAGGTGATGAAACTAACCAGCACTTATGCCGACACAATACCTATAAAAAATCAATGGAAGGGGTGGGATTTGAACCCACGGTAGGTTGCCCTACGTTCGATTTCAAGTCGAAAGCCTTAAACCAGACTCAGCCACCCTTCCTCATGTTGAGAACATATCACAAATTTTGCCGTTGTCAAGATCTTTTTTGCATTCATCTAACAATACCCGAGAACCCAATATCTTCTCTAACAATATTTAGATCCAATTTTTTACAATGGTATTCTAATAAAGTTTCTGGATGAAATTTACACCCTTCATCAAAGTATTTTTTAATATTAGGAAATACATCACAAAATTTATCCATCAAATCAGAGGAGCCATATGCAAATTGATCACACACATATCCCCCAACACAATTATGTGGTGTGAATATTTTATCTTTATCTTCTAAAAAGATAAGAGGTTTTTGAAAAGTGGTATCTGTTCGAAGGCGAACGACTGTATCGTATTTAAAATTGTGTTTATTTTCATGTTTTATTTTTAAATGATTGCACTTCATTATTTTATAAAACATATTAAGACCATTTTTTACAGATGTCCCTTCTCCTTTTCTGGAATTAAATTGTTCTAAAATAGATTCATCATAAAAAGATTGTTCGTCTTTTATTATTTCATGTTCTATATTAGATATTGATAAATCTTCATCGCATACAAAAAAAACATCAGTATTATCTCTAATTATATTTTCTATAATATTATCTTTGATACGTTCCCAAGATCTAATTTGACCAGTTATACATACAGCTATTTTCATAAGATATAATCACTACATACACCGTAACATTTATAATTCTTTTCTTTCCATTTCGGATCGTTGTCTACGATTATGGAATTTTCTAAAACATTTTTATTTGGATACGTCCATATAAATCCAGAAGAAGTTAATGTAAAATCGTCTTCTTGATGCCAGAAACAATTAATATTTTCCTTTAACATGTCACTTAACGCTTCAAGATTTTTAGCATGACACCATAAACCCTTTTGCATTAAAAAAGAAAAGTCTATTTTATGTTCTGGAAAATCGTGACCCAAATAAAAAGTATTGTCTATTTTCCAAACATCTATTTCGCATTCAATGCCATCGTTTAAACATTTTTGAATATGCGAAGGAACATTTTCATAAATGCTTGGACCATTTATATTTCCTCTATGAGAGACAATCTTCATCTTTCAAAAAAGATATTACATTCATTATTGTGAATATCATTGGCTTCAATTTTATTTATTTTAAAACCATTATCTTGTAAAAATAATACAATATCATCTACAAAATTATCTATATTTTTATATAGTGGGTTTTTTGAAAAACCTTCTACAACTCCAGCTTTAAGTTTTGTAATCTCTTCTCCAAAAGATTTAAGAACTTTAAGATCGTTTCCTTGTGTGTCGCAATGTAAAAAATCTACAGAAGATATGTTATTCTTTTTAATAAAATCGTCAAGCCTTATAACCTCAACGTTTATCTTTTCTGTTACTTTAAAATCGTTTCTTCCCGGCCAAGTTGATGATAAATCATCTTGAAAAGAATTTAAAGAGCTACATCCCCAATCTGCTTGACCTGCGATATTGAATTCAGCATATCCATTAAAATCTGAGACGGCTTTATTTATAATAATATAATTATCGTCTTTTAATTTATTTAAATATGTTTCAATTAAAAATGGAGTTGGTTCAAAAGCATAAACGATATTATTTTTATCATTTTTAAAATGAGCCGAATCTTTTCCACTATTTGCACCTACGTCAAATACTATCATATATTCTTTTGTTTTAAAAAGGTTTCTAAATCTTCTGGAGTCCCAAGTCCCCACATTTTTTCTGCACTAAAGGTAGATATCTTTAAGCCAGATTCAATTGCTTGATTAAAAACTGGACATACATAAAATTCATTATTAACACGAATATCTTTATTTATCATTTGTTCTGCATATTTGATAAAATCTGAACCATGTTTCCAGTAATAATATCCAACAGTAGCATTGTCTGAAATGGGATTTTTTTCCGCCACTTCTTCAACGAATCCAGATTCATTAACTTTTGCAAATGACCATTTTGGATGAGTCGATTTAAAGACAACAATACCACCATCTACTTCTGTCTCTTGCATTTTATACAAGAATTCACTACTATTCCATTCTACAAATTGATCCGAATTTGCAAAGAAGAGGGGATCTTGATTATTGATATGATCTTTAGCCAACAAAGCTGAACATGCTGCTCCTTCTGTGATTCCTTCGACTTCGACAATTTTACAATTTGGAGTAAGAAGGTTAAGTAATGAATCTAAATTATACTTACTTCTGTGACTTTTTTGAACAATGTAAATAAAATTTGCATCAATGTTTAAATTATCAACGACAACTTGAATCATTGGTTTTCCATTAACATCAATTAATGGTTTTGGAAATGTATATCCAGCTTGTTCGAATCTGCTACCAGCACCAGCCATAGGAATAAGAACATTTATTTTTTTATTAGTCCATTTGGCAGTATTATTTTTCATCTTTGTGTTCGTATTCTTTTTTATGTTACTATAAGTAACCTCTTTAGGAGACTTGACTTGAAAAACATTTGCACCACTAAGTTGAGCCGCAAGTAAACCATTTGGAGAATCTTCAATTATTAAAACCTCTTTTGGTAATAAAGAAAATTTAGAAATAGCTTGCCAATACATTTCTGGATGAGGTTTTCCATTTTTTACGTCTTCATTAGAAATAATCAAATCAAAGTAATGAATTATACACAATTTATGTAAAATCGTTAAAACGGTTTTTCTTACGCTGTTTGAACAACAGGCTATTTTATAACCTTCTTGAGAAAGTTTATGAAAACAATTAATTAAAGCATCGTCGGGTTTAATTGATTGAAGTTGTTCAAGTGTAATTTTTTGTTTCTTTTCCCAAACTTTACTGTGATCTTCTTTTGGAAGACCTTTGTTTTTTGTTAAAAGATCTAATTTTTGAGTCGTTTTTAATCCGTCATAAATTGAAAGATGTTCACTTAATGATATCTTATATTTATCATCTAATGCTTCATTAAACGCCTTAAAATGAAGCTCCTTAGTTTCGATTAAAACTCCATCTAAATCAAATATAATTAATTTTATATCATTCATTCTTTGAAAACCCAACTGTGTTGGTGAGTTTTTTTAATTAACTTCTTCTATTTGATTCATTTTCAGCCAAAGCCAATTAGGAATTTCAATAACGCAAGAATCCTTTTTCTTTTTAATGTTTATTTGGCTTTTAGGTAGCCAATTTTCGCTATCATTATATTTAAAAAGGATAGCTTTTTCTGTTTCTCTTGAGATGGAACCTTCAAGAGAGGTTACTTCTTTTTGTTCTTTTTTATCTGTCATTATTTTTTATAAGATTGTATTTTTCTACCAACTCATGACCATCATCTTTTTTTATTTCAATCCAAACAAAATAATCTATTAAATTTTCAATTCCATTAGCGCAGAATTCCCAATAATTCTTTTTTCCAAAAGGATTAAAAAAAGCATCTGACTTTCTTAAAACAAAAGAAAAGAATTTATAATTAGATTTGTAAATCTTATTTAAAGCTTCTTCAATGCTTATATCATTGCAAACTTCTCTTGTATAAGATTTTTTAGAGTCTAATCTTTCAATTAAGACTTTGTGTTTTAAGTTTAAACAATCTTGAATAAAAGAACCAACTTGATCAAATTCAATTTGATAAATGTGATCGTGTCTAATTGGACCAGTTTCTTTTTTAATTAGTCTCTTTGCCATTTTCTATATTGATGTTAGATCTTATTTCCTTTTCTTGTTCATGAATTTTAGATTCGGCTTCATCAATTAATGAATTAACCTTTTCGATTATTTTTACTGTTGCTCCTTCAAGGTAATCAACATAAACTCTTAATTCAGACCACTTTTCCTTTATTTGTGAAAATTCCACACAATCTTCGGCAATTTCATTAATATCCTCTGCTAACTTTTCTATTACAGGAAACCAGTGGTAAGGAGTTTCAATGCCCCAATACATGCAACTTCCCTCTGGAGGAAGAGTAGCCTGTCGAAAAAGCTTAGGAAATCGATTAAAGATTTTTGCCTCTGCTTGATCAAATTGATCATGAATTCCTTGTATCATCTTTTGAATTTAAGATTATCTCTGCCAAATCTTTAGTGTTGCAAATCTTTTTTAACTTTTTCATATTTGCGGTTTTTGCTTCTAGCTGATTGTCTCCGCATTTATTTTCATAGATATACCAACCGATCCAACCAGAAGCTTCAAAACAATCCTCTAGAGAGGAGAGCATACCTTCAAATGCAAGAAATATTGCATTGAATAGCGGCCCATCAATTTCAAGGCATCCTGCTTCGTTGGCTTTATCTACTGCTGAAGTCAGCTTTTGATAAAGATTAATAATCTTATCTAGTTTTTTAATTAGCTCTTGTTCTTTCATTTAAAAAATCAGTAATTATTTCTTCAAATTCTTCGTTTGCCACTCCGTAATAATCTGGAACCTTACAATAATTGCCAACATCAATTCCTAAGATTGACATCTTTTCTTCATTATGTCTAGGAGTAAGATTATCAATTAAAACATTGTTTTTGTTTTTGTATGGATTGATGAATTCGGGATCAAATCGAATATGATCAATCATAGCATAAATATCTTCTCTTGCCAAGATTTGATTTGAGGGAAATCCAAAATCACAAACGTTTACAACATTTTCTGCATAATCCCTTGTTCCAGTTGTAATCATCCAAACATTTTCTGCACCAACTAACTTGCGAGAAAATTCCAACATCTTCCATGCGTAAGGATTAATTTTGAGATTATAAACTTCGTTTTCTACTTTTATTCCTACGTCAAAATCAAATCTTTCATTTTCAGAAAAAACTTGATAGGCACTAACGAGACACTCATCATTATCCCAAAAGATTTTATTTATCATTTTTCTTTACCTTTTTCTTATCAAAGATTCGACTCCACCTTTTTGCCATTTCTTGTTCAGAAATTTGTTGAGGTCTTCTTTTGTCTCCCTTACCTGCACTCATAATCAAAGAACCCATTCCCAACTGGTTGAAAATTCATCAGTGTGAAGAGTCGCAACAATATTGAACTCCTTCAACATTCTTGGAACTTCATATAAAGACTCTTCGTTTTCAATGAGGTTTTTTTCATTTAAGTAAGCAACCATCACGGTATATCCGTAATCGGTTGTTGCTTCAGAGGTATGAAAGACTGAAGGCAGTTCTTTGATCCTATCAATTATATCTGTAGTTTGCATATCTATTAAGAAATAGTTGTTTTGCTTGTTTTGCTGATTTGGGTTTTATTCTTTCATTTAGTGGTTTTATTTTTAAAAGCTTATTATCGCAGACGCTCATTAAATCTCTCATCTCTGTTGATAAAGCTATCAAATCATACTCTTTTACGATTTGTCCATATGGAAATTTGAATTGGAATTTATTTGCCAAAAACTTTTCCATTCTTGTTTCAGCTTTCTTAAAGCCGGGAAAGAACTTTTTGAATGGAGAAGGAACATCTGAAATAAAAGCCTCTGCCGCATCATGCATTAGTGCTGAATAAATTTCTTCTTGTGTTCCTCCGTTTTCCTTTACTTTATCTGCGACGAAGACAGAATGTTGAGCAACGCTATAAAATTCTTTAGTTGCTCCGTTAAATCTACAAATTAAAGAAAGAGCATGGGCAATATCTTCTATTTCTATTTTAGATTTCTCTGGATGGAAGTAATATAACTTTCCTCCTGTATAAGTCCTGATCCAAGCATCTTCTTTTTGCATCTTATTTATCGAAAATGATTTCAAATTTTTGCATTACTTGCATATCAATATTCCAGAAGTTTTTTAATGGAATAAGTTTTTCTGGCATTATGTCAACGAACTCTTCGTAAAGTTTTTGATTTTGTTTTAGAGAAAACCATTTTCCCTTTAAAAAACAAAACTGTTGAAAATATAGATAAGCATTTGCCTCCTTTGCATAAGGCGCAGAATCAAACATTTGATATTTGTTAATATATTTGATCGCTCTTTTTTCACAGTCTCTTTCTAAGGCTATTACCGACATTACATTTTCATAGGCAAATGGATCAAACTTATTAGAGAAATCAAACCATCGCCAGTTTTTCCATTCATCTGAATCTTCAGCCTCCTGTTCTAAATGGCAAAATTCATGAATAAAAGTTTCAAAAGCTTTCCAGATTGAATTTTCATCAGATTGATATGCTACAACCAAACCTTCTTCGTCTGCATATCCCGTGCAAGCTTCCTTTCTATTTATAAGGAGATACTTGACATTTCTAAATTCAATCTTTTTATCACATCTTTCTGCAAAGTCTAGAGCGTAGTCCAAAAAAGCCATGCACTCTTTATTTGTATTTTTTAAAGTAAAAGGTGTTTTGACTTTTCTCATGCAATCACTTTAATGCATTTTGTTCACAATGTCAAGAGAAACTTTCAACCAAAAACTTTTGCTCCATCGCGTAAAGTTTACCTCGACCAAGGTTAATAATATTCTCTTCTTTTTTTACATCACTTGCTTTAGCAAAGCCTTTGAATTCATAACGAGGAAACTCTCCAACCATAAGAGCATAATAATCAACCTCATCATTCTTCCATAAAGCACAAATTAATTTTCCAGTTTTATATTTGGTGGTTTTAATGTCGATCCTTTTGCCATTTAAAATGCAATCTCCAGAATCGGTTTCTTGTGATGTTACTTTTACTTCTAAATCGGGATAAAGATTAAACAATTTACAAAAAGCAAACTCTCCACCAAACCCATCAAGGTCAGTCAAGTGATCACTCTGTTTTCCTTTTCTAGCATTCTTTACACCGTTTTGGCGATTTATTTCAAATCGTGATCTAGCAATATATTGAACGATTTTTTGTTCAATGTCATTTAAAATAATACTTTTCATTCCCACCAAGGACTTTTTAGTTTATGAGCAAAATAAGTGTTTTCTTTTTCTAAAGCTTCAATGGTTGTTGCCACTTCAACAGGCTTGCCTTCCATAGCTTCCCAACACTTCTTTCTGAACTTATTATGCTCTGCTCGCTTTGTCAAGTCCAAATATCCAAGATGGATAACATGAGGCATTGAAATATCAAAAGATTCAGCCTCTTTATTTGTAAATGGTTGAGAAAATCTTGGATCAACAAAATAAGGAATAAGATTTCCAATTTCATCAATTAATTCACAAGAATCACTCTTATTGATGTCAAGAGAACCATCTTCTCTTTTAGCAAAATTAACAGGTCCACGGTTACTTCCTTCTTTATGATGTAAATACCATTTTCCGCCAACGCTCTTGTAATGATTATAGTCTTTGTAAAGATCAATAACTGGAACCATTGCAGCAAGCGGGGCTTTTCTATTTTTTAAAACGTATTTTAAACTATCCCACTGTTCTGTATCTCCACCAATTCTTTCATCCATGTCTTGTTGAATAACGAATTCATTTGAACAGGCTTGAAGAGCGGCGTTTTTAAGTTTGCCATCAAAAAGAGGATCATCTAATGACGTATCAGGACAAGAAACTATCTGAAATTCGGGAATATCCCAAAATCCACACATTTCAGACCCTACAATTGCTGAAATATCTTTAGCCTGATCCTCAAAAGTAGCAATTACAATTTCATCAGCATATTGTGACCAATTTTTAAACGCCCCAAAAAGATCAAATTTATCAGGATCATAATTAAATAAGGAAGTATAAACAGAGGCTTTCATAATTAGTCTTGTAAAATTTCTGGTAAAGGTTTTCCAATAGACTTAAAATGAGACTCATTAAAATGCAAACCCTTTTCTTCATTCCATTCATATGAACAGACTCCATTTTGGTGATCTTTTTGATAAATGCATTTTCTTTTGCCTAATTCATTATTTGGCCAAGTATAATGAGGAATCCAAGCTATTTGTTTAGAAACTTCTCTATTTTTAAGGGATAAATAATTAATTACCTGCCCAAAATCTGTGATATAATTTGCACAATTATCCCAAAAGAAAGAGGAGAATGAACACCCTAGTTTATTCATTTTGAAAACTCTTGGAGGAATGAAGGGTTCTTTTAAATAAGTTTGATTATCAAATACATAATTCTTATAACTTAAAGACCACCAAAACGAATTTTTATCGTTTTCTATAAATTCAATAATGTTATCAAGATCTTCCTTAGATGGAATTTCATCTGCATCAGCAATCCATAGATAATCTATATTATCTTCTTTTAAATAATCTAATGCTAAATTTCTGGCAACATTATCTTTAATATATTTTGGCTCATCAATAAAGTATTTAATTTTACCTTCTTGAAACGTCTTTCTTAAAATTTCAGTAGTCTTATCTTCATAAGGTTCTTGATTTTTATACTCTTCGAAGGGAACAGAAATAGCAGCAATTACAAACCTTTCATCATTTAAGAATGGATCAAGGGCTTGCTCAACAGTTTCTTCATGATTATATCCACAAAAAATAATTCCAAATTTACTCATTTTATTTAACTTTCACACTTTATTATAAGAATTTAGATATCGTTATCAAGTTCTTTCTTTTTTTTCTTACTATGTCTTTCGTTATTGCAGACACTACATGCTAAGGCTAGATTGTCAAGGTCATTTGTCGCCCCGCCCTCACATCTTCTTTTTAAATGTTCAATCGTGCAGTATCTTGGATCAGATGGACAAAGCGAAAAATCAAAGGGAGCCTTGCACCAGCAACAAAGATTTCCATCTCGTTCAAGTAGATATTCTCTTAAAACCTTCTTTCCAGAAGAGGATTTCCAAGAAGGATGGAACTTAACAATTTTCTTTTTCGATGTATTTTTAGGGAAGAAGTCTTTTAACTTATCTTCAATTTCTTTTTGGGAAACCCCCCAAATATTAAGCGTTACAGTAAATGCGTCTAACTTCATTTAATCAAAAGAGAATTTAAAGAAACTTTTGCCTCATAAGGTTTCGTCATAGAAACTCCATGACCATAAAAGTTTCCTCCACCAAAAATAACTGATAAACTAACTGGACTCGATAAACATTCTTGAAACCCTTTAAGACTTTCAGAATCAAACGTTGGAGTTTTTCCGTAAACACTGCACCACTCAGAACCGCTACTGTCTCCCGGTTCTAAGGGAATTGATAAAGAAAATTTACCCTTTTTTAATTCTAATCCCCTATTGCAAAACCACCTATTATATTGACCAAACATGTTTTTAATTATGCAAATTCGAACGCTTTCGGGAGCCGTTCCTAAATTTGTATTTATGTCTGGTCTTGTAAATTCGGCGTTTTCACTGCATGAAACAGAAAAAGAAAGGGAGATGTTCTTTTTATTTTTAAGTGTTATTTCTTCATAGCACCTTAACATATTTAAGCTTTTAGGAAAAGAAGGAATTGAAGCGATTACCTTACCTCTTTGTCTTTCTAAGTTTTCATTAGAAGTCGAATACTCCATGTTCCAAAATACTTCGGGCTTAATTAATTGAATTGATCTCATCATGGAATACAATATCACTTTTCCCTCTTTTGTCAAACAAAAAAGTTGACAACAGCAAAAATCGGGTTACATTGGCCCATGAACATATTCTTCTTGAATCAAAATCCGTCCCTCGCAGCAAAAGATCTCTGCAACGTGCATGTTGTTAAGATGATTACAGAATCACTTCAAATGCTAACAACTGCCACAATTCGTCATGGCGTTAAAGAAAGTCAACTTCCGTTAACTAAAAAAGGAACTCCTGTTAAGAAGACTCACGAAAATCATCCATCTACTGTTTGGGCTGGAAATACTCGATCTAATTATGATTGGTTATGCGAACACGCCATGACAATGTGCCAAGAATATACAAAAGCATACAAAAAAACCCACTTTTGTGAAAAAGGTATTTACACCTTGTCTTCTTTGAATTATCTTATTCCAGATGGTCCTCTTCAAGAATTTGCGGTAGCCATTAGCGATCATATGAATTGTCGTCAATTGCCTGATTTTAATATGATGTCTGTTGTAGACAAATATCGTAATTATTATAAATTAGATAAACCCTTTGCTAAGTGGACTCATGGGCGTCAACAACCAGAATGGATTAACTCTTATCCTCTATAATCTTGACATGTCTTGTTTTTTGTGCTATATTGACACATGAAAATGAATACGGTTGAACTACCAAAAAAAGTTCTCTATCCTTATCTGACAAAAAGCGGATACGTCACGTTCGCAAGAACGAAAAAAGATGTTCGTAAAGAAAATTACGAAACAATTTATCTTCCTGATTGGCTTGTTGAAGCTATTAAAGAAAGAATTGAACTAGAATCAGAACGAAAAGTTAATGAATTTAAAAATCAAGTAAAAAACTTATTTTCATGAAAACACTACCAAAGACATTTAAAAAGTGGGGCGCAAATTGGACAATCATTAATCGTAATGATGATTGGTGTTTAGTTCGCCAAGATTGGCCATTGGGAGGCTATAATATGAATGTTTGTAAAATCAAAAAAACAAACGATTGTTTAATGCCTAATGGCAAAACCATTCCTGCTAAAGAGACTCTGCCTTGTGCAGAAGAGTATGGCAGGATTGCTTGGAACTTTGGTAAAGATATCGAAGGTGCTGAAAAGAAATTTGAAGAGTTGACAAAACAATAATACATATTTACATATGAATAAATACGATACATCAGCTATTCCAAAAGCATATGAAAAATTTGGAGTTCCTTATCTGTTAAAGTCTCCAAGTGGTTTTATTTTCAGATCTGAAAAAGATGGGAGCATTCAGATCCTATCTCAAAATCAAGAAGTCATTTTTGATATTCCAAAAAGCGATGCAAATATTTTATCGCTTTGGATTATGAATAGGAATATAAACTTAGACAGTTAAGATCCCTTTTCTTCTATCAACTTCTTCGATTAAGATATAAGGGATTGCGCGAACCTCTTGGCCCCAATCGTTTTTCATCTTTGGATTATTAAATTCTTCCATCTTCTGATAAATATAATCACGAAGAACGATGTAATCGTTTGGTTTATTTGTTTGGCATCCTAACGAAGATGTTGAACTTTGTCCACCAGAGTGCCAATTAATTGCATGATATCCCGTATCTTCATACGAAGGATTTCCATCCCTAATCACTGTAAATGGACAACACTGTCTAAATGCAGGAGTCCCCTTATGAGTTCCCTTTCCAAAGAACCAAACACCCTTCTTCAAACAAGCCATTCCCTTGTTTGATCCGGTCCCGTATCCTTTTCTAAATCCATTTGGGTCAGTGTTCCCATCAAATGATTTAACTCCTTTTGGGGTAACAATAAAATGTTTGTCGTCATAAATGCGACGATCATTTTTTCCTTTTTCTCCTGCGTCAAGATTGAATCCACGAATTGCTACTGCAATAACGTGTTTTTCTGGATCAAATCCGTTACTGATAAGTTTTGCGGAATTCTTGTAAATAATTTGAACAAGATCCGTTTCGGAAAAAGAAGAAGAGGGACTCAATTCATTCCCTTCTTTCTGGAATCCTAATTCAATAAACTTTTCATAAGTTTTTGAACCAACAACTCCATCTGCTTTAAGATTAAATTGCTTTTGAAAAGTGATTATAGATTCTTCAGTATTTTTACCGAAAACACCATCAATTAGACCTTTGTAAAAACCTTCGTCATCCAAAAATTCTTGCACAAGTCTAACTGCACTACCTGAGTCTCCTTTTCTTAAAACCTGCATACTTACAGATACACGATTTTATTATTGAGTGTAATTAAATTCATGCAGAAAAGACATTTTCTTTTTGGTTTGTCTACATTAACTCTTCCCTCCCTGCTTAAGGCACAATATGGAGCAAAAAAGGCAAAGGCAAAAAATGTAATTAATATATTCTTGCCGGGAGGAATTGCTGCTCAAGAATTTTTAGATCCAAAATCTCTTGCTCCATCAGAATACAGAGGACCATTCGGTTCTATTAAAACGAATGTCTCTGGAATAGAGATCGGAGAAAAGTTTCAAAAGCTTTCTAAAGTTGCAGATAAGTTCTCAATCATTAGAAGTATGACTCATGGTGAGGCTGCTCATGAAAGAGGCGTTCATAGCATGATGACAGGTTATAAGCCTTCTCCTGCTTTGGTTTATCCTTCTATGGGAAGCGTTGTTTCTGTTGAGCTTGGCGGTAGAAATAAATTACCCGCTTATGTTTCTGTTCCTAATGCTTTAGAGAATGGTGGATCAGGATATTTGTCAAGCAAGTATAATCCATTTTCTCTTGGCTCTGATCCAATTAGTCCTTCTTTTAAAGTTAGGGATTTAAATAGCGATGTCGATGCTCAAAGGTTTAATAGAAGAAAGAACATTCTTGAAGCTGTTGATTCTAAATTTAAGAATGAAGTGAATAGTGATAATGTTTCTGCTATTGATTCTTTTTATTCTCAGGCTTATGATCTTATTTCCTCAGAATCTGCCAAACTTGCTTTTGACATCAGTAAGGAAGATCAAAAGACAAAAGAAATGTATGGATTAACTACTGCTGGTCAAAGGCTTTTGATTTCAAGAAGACTTATTGAAGCTGGAGTTCGGTTTTTAACCGTGTCTTATGGAGGATGGGATATGCATGATAATATCAAAAATGGATTTGAAAACCAAGCTCCAGAATTTGATCAAGCACTAGCTGCCCTTCTTTCTGATTTATCTGACAGAGGTTTATTAGATGAAACGGTTGTAGTCGTTACGAGTGAATTTGGAAGAACTCCTAAGATAAATAATACCGCAGGAAGGGACCATTGGCCAAGAGTTTTCTCAACTTTAATTGCGGGAGGAGGAGTTAAAAATGGTCAAATTTATGGAACGTCAGATTCTCTAGGAGGAGAAGTTGATGAAAATCCTGTATCTCCATCAGATTTAAGTGCAACAATCTTTTCCTTATTAGGAATTGATCCAGAAAAACAATTCATGACTCCAGATTTAAGGCCAATTTTTATTTCACAAGGAAATGTTTTGCCTATTATATAATGAAGAGTAATAATATTTATAAAGCCAAGATTCTTAATGTTTTTGGTTCTTCTTCTTTTTGTCTTTTGATAGATTTGGGATTTAATGTTTTTGTTATACAAGAAGTTGAATTATTTGGCGTAAAGCCGCTCGAAATTGATGACGAGGCTAAAAGCTCTTTAAAGAGTCTTCTTATTAATAAAGAAGTTCGTATAAAAAGCTATAAGAATGAAGACAAATATCTTGTAGAGATTTCCGCAGAAATGCTAGGTTCAATAATCAATATCTCTTCTTATTTTTCCTCTTTAGGATATGTTAAGAAGATTTAGTAACCTCGACGCTCTAATTCTCGAAATCTTTTGTCTGAATGCCAAACTTCTTCAGTTTGAGGGGTATAAAATCCTTCTTTTGTTTCAACTTGTTTCCCCTCTTCCAAGACGATAATTGATGGTTGATAAATGTTTAATTTACCAATGATTTGAGTTGGAGAAGGTTTTGAAGAACAAGAGCAAAGAAAGAGACTAAAGACGGCTAAGTATTTTTTCATATTTGATCTTTTCTTTTTGAAGTTGTAAAAATATGAAATCGGCTTTTTGGGTAGCCTCTTCTGTTTTTTTACTTCTATTAAATTCAATTTCTTTAATAAGACTAGACTGCTTGTTTTCAGACTCATCAAGCATATCATAAACTAACTTCTCTTTTTTCAGAGACCAAAAAGCGGATAATGCCTCAAAAAGTCCTGTAAGTGCTGCTATCAAAAGTTTATTACGTTACGAAGCTCTAGGATGACCTTTTGGTAAAAGATCGTTGTCTTGTTTGTAATTCGGATTTGAAGGTCTTCCGTTTCTAAGAAGATAAAGGAAAGCGTTAACTCTCGCTATTGCCCAACCGTGTCTTGACATATTTGGGGCGTGACTTGTTGAAAATGCACCAGAACCTCTTCTATAAACGGCTTTTAACATTGACAAGGAAGCTTTTGAACCCTTGTCTTTTTTATTATGTTCTTGGGCCAAGTTTTTTAATTGATCTTCTGTTTCTTTGCTAAATTGAATACTTGGATTAGCTTTTTCGGCACTCTTCTCTGGATTTTTTTCTGATCCTTTCTTTTGATCCTTTTTAGGTGCAGGAGTTTTTCTAGGATCATCCTTAGTGGGTTTGCCGTATTGAAGTGCTTCAGATTCTTCAAAGAAGAGTTGAGTATCATCCCCTTGTCCAATGACAATAGATGCTTCGGATTCTTTCTTTTTAAAGATATCATAACAAACAGCAACTCTCTGTTTGGAATCTTTAAATTCTTCTTCGGTTGTTAATTCAGAAACGCACCTACTAACAAATTCGCTTCTCTTTTCTTTCTTTTTTGGACTAGGTAAGGGCATGGCTTATTGTATTTCTTCTATTTGATCTTGAGAGAATAAATGTGACACATCTTCTTCATTTAAAAAAGTTTCTCCGTCCCATTCTGTTAAATCAACTTCGTAAGTAAAGTTGTTGCTGGCAGTCATTTTGCTGACGGGTTTTTGCGACCACATCTTGCAAGACCAGTAACCGGGAGTAGTTTTATCTTTTTGTTGATCACAATTATGTCTTGCGCGAAAAGACTTTCTTCTTTCTGGATCGTCTCTCTTAATTTCCATATTTGGATCACCAAATCTTACGATTTTAACATTGCCACTTTTTGGATCTTTAACATAAACAGCAAATTTCTTAGGACCACTTGGAGTTCTAAAAGGTTTGTTTAGGGCTTTCTTTTTTTCTGCTTCAGAGTATTTTTTCATTTTATCCAATAAAAACATGAGAAGTTTCGCCACCACCACCTGCTTCAAATCCATCAAATATTGGTGCTAAGAACGCTTGTTTAGAGGTATTTACTGTCCAAGAACCTACGCCAGTTGGAGTTTGCGTGCATGTTGCATAAGCAAGAGAACTTCCTCCTAAAGGACTACCGTATCTCCATTGAGCGTTTGGAAAAGTCATAGTTGCTAAACCTATATTAGTTCCTGTTGTTGCCTCAAGAGCAAGCCAATAAGTTCCCGTCGCAAGATTGGCTGATCCAGTAAAAATATATTCTGCAACAAAAGCGGAGGTAGAGGGGGGAACTGTTGCAGATATTTCTGTTGAAGTTAATACCGTAGAACCGTCAGTGTCATAAAGTTTTATTGTCCCTGACGCATCTGCATCAACCCATATTTTGGCTCCACAAAATCTTGCAGGAACATTAAGAACCATACGATTTCCAATTGTGTCTGGAGTAGAAGATGACGTAAAGGTTTCTGTTGTGACAGAACTAAGTGGCCAAAAATGTTTGATTTGAACAGCGGTTCCATCGCTTCCTCCAACTCCAATATTTGGTGCTAAGTTATCTCTTAAAGTTGCTGATGCATCAAAATCAATACAGTAAGGAAGTCCTGATGCAGCATTATCATCTGAAAATACTCCAATATTAACCGCGCTAGGAGTGCCTGCCTGACCAGCAATTCTCACACAACATAAAGTTCCTTTAGTTATGGTCGCTGGAGTAGAAAAAAATGCAGTATAATCATTAGCTGAATTTGTAACAGTCATATCATACGGACCTACTAAAACAGTTCCGTTTGGCTCTCCTGTTGCGGTGTTAACTCCTTCAATTGTAACTCTAACAGTGCAAGAAGCTGATGCAGCGGTATTGACGCGAAAAAACACGCGATCAATTTCTTTAGTTTCTGGCATTACAAATACCGCAGCAATCCATTGTGTCACACTGTTTATATCAAGAGTTGCCGCTCCAGCTAAAGTCGGAGTAGTCGCCGCATTACTTGGCATGTCATATCTTGGAAGAGAAACTATACTCATGGTTGATATTGATTCCTCCTTTGATCAGCTAATTCTCTCTCTGCTATATTTAATGGAGACTGTAAGGGATCGTTAGCTATAAAATCAGCAATTAATAAATCAATTCTATCAAGAATTCCAGTCTTTGCTTGATTAAATTCTGTAATATGTTCTTCTGTTTCTGCTGCTGGTTCTGGAATCGCCACAACTACTTGTCGAGCCAATTCATCTAATCCTTTATCAAATAATAAACTTAAATTTTCTCTGAGTGGAAAAAAAGATTGTTTAAACCAATCTGATTGGCCAAAAAAGAAGGCGTTCATTTCTGATCTAATTTCTTCTCTATTATTCATATCGATCTTCTAACATTAAGAGTCAAAGTTGCTTGTGTAACCCCCGTTACTGAGTCAACATTAAACGCAAGATAATGTCCTCCAGTTAATGACGCCGCCCAATTTGTTAAAGTTAAATCTTGAGATTTCTGACCGGAAGAAAGGGTTGGAGTAGCTGAAGCTGTAATAGAATCTGCGTCAGTTGGAGGGAAATTTGCGAAAGTGTCTCTCCAAATATCAATAACAATACTACCAGTTTCTTTTGCGACAATTTCTGATGAGGTAATCGTGCAATTGTAAGGAATTTTAAGATAACCTTTTACTCCTGCTGTTATTGCTGATCCAGCCCCATCAATAACAATACCTAAAGAACCTGACGTAGTATGACTGTGATTTCCAGATGCAATCTGTGCCGCACCTGTTCCAATATTTAAAGAAATTTGTTGACCAGTTAAATTTATGCCGTTGCCAGCAACCGTAGCGGCATCATGAAGTTGGGCATGGGTATGATTTCCAGATGCGACTTGTCCAGCCCCCGTTCCATAGATAAGACCTAAAGCAGTTCTTGCAGCATCGTCGGTTAATGTTTGCAGAAATTCATGAATTTCGCTACTTACAGTAATGTTGGCCATAACAAATTTAATTACACAAAAAAAGGTTTTATACTTATTTAAATTTTATAGCATTAAGTTTTTCTATTTAATTTATGCCATTATGGCGGCGAAGTTGGCGGCGAAGTTGGCGGCGAAGTTGGCGGCGAAGTTGGCGGCGAAGTTGGCGGCGAAGTTGGCGGCGAAGTTGGCGGCGAAGTTGGCGGCGAAGTTGGCGGCGAAGTTGGCGGCGAAGTTGGTGGAGCCGTCGTCGGACAAGCAGTAACAACAGGAACGCCATCTGTTAAATAATAACCCGTAGTATTATATACAAATACTCCGTTATAAAGAGTCGTTCTTATTGAATCATTATAATATGTTCCAGTTGTAGAAAATGTTGAACTATTTGAATATGCTCTAGAAACAGGGCTTCCAGCACAATTATATCCATCAAAAGTAAAGGCGCAAATATAACCACCAGAAGCAACTCCCGTATTATATAAAATAGGTTGACCAGTTCCTCCTAATATAAATTCTCCATTATAGAAATCTTGTAGACCAAATGAGGTGCTGTAAGCAATGCTTCCCGTAGAGAATGTGTCGTTGTTTGTATAAATTGTTATATTAGAACCTTCACAAGTTAGTCCATTATAAGCAGATCGATATTCGTAATAATCAATACCATTTGGTTGAAGATAATAATCAATACCATTTGGCTGAAGATAAGCATTAGTTGGCGGAAGTATGGGTGCAGCCGTTGTCGTCGTTGTCGGCGCAGCAGTCGTCGTAGGCCCATTAGATAATCCACTAAGGGCAGGAGGAATTGGTCTAAGACCTCCATCATAAGGAATAACCATTAAACCCGTAAGACCAACATTATAACACTTCTTATTAAATTCCCTCCAAACGTGACTATACGCCAAATTATAGTATCGATTAAAACTGCCAGTTTCTAATGCTGGTCCAGCTAAACCAGAGTCTATGACTCTTCCTTTCAGTGTTGAGAGTTGTCCACTGCTTGCAATATGAATTTCATGAATCAAAGAATGAAGACTCATCAATTAATACTACACTAATATAAAAAAAATCATCATTTAGTTGCTTGAAAATGCATAGCATCGCGACTCCAAAAGGCTCCAGCACTTAACCATCCTTCTTTTGCAAACTCTTCCATGATTTCTAATGGCATTGTTGCCTTTGTTGGCCAAAAGGTATGATTTCCATTGGAAGAAGGGGAAAGGTCTATTGCCGCACCTCTTGCATGTAGACTTGGAAGACTTCCTCCTCTCATCTTTCTATTATTATAACATCCTGCGTATTCTTTTAGAATATGACTATTTGGGCTTTTTGAAATGGCAGTTAAAACTCTTTTAAGACTTTCGGCAACTTTTTTATGACAAAGAATAGTTTTAACTGGTTTATCTTCATATAAAATTCCTAAACCAAGAACGTCCAAGTTTACTAATTGAGATTCTCTTCCTGATGGGCCATAAAATTTAGTAAGACTTGATTGATCTGTTTTGGGCCAAGGATTTTGTGGCGGCATTAATTTTCTCAAATAAGATTGACAGGCTTTAACACTTTTTGGTCCCCAAAATCCATCTGGAGTTGTTCCGATTTTGGATTGAATAGCTTTTATTTGTTCTTGATTCATATGTTTTTTTTGCCTTAGTAAGATTTACACTTTATAGATTAAAAGAGAATTATGTGTATAAGGTTTTATGATAAGAGGAAAAGCTTCTTCAATTTTTAATAATGGAGATAACTTAATTGTTTCAAGAGTTAACGATGAAACCTTTACAATATCAGAAGGAATCGTTTATCTAGGAGGAGATGCTATTTTTTTTGAGGGACAATCTTTTCCAGTTCGTAATACGAGTTTGCCATTTAGAATAGGAATAGAAGTTGAAGGATTACCTAGTTCAAGCCGTCCTGTAGAGACTTATAATATAGCTAAGGCTGGAAATTCAATAAAGCCAGCAGATGTTTTTGATTCTGTTGAACAAGCTGCAACTCCATATGATTTGTCTAAATCAAAACTTGTTCCAATTGGATATAATTTTGATGATAGGATACAAATCAAAAATCCATTTAAATCTTTAGCAATTGTTGAACAACAAAGAGGAAAAATAATAGTTAAGCAACATACTTATGGTCCATTAATATTTATACCGATTCAAGAATATGATTATGGAGACGATTATGTTGCTCTTAGAACGTTGGGAGCAGATTCCTTTCCAGCTTATTATACTATAAATAAAAGACTTTTTTTAAAATGATAATAAATAATAAAGCAGATACGATTTTACTTTCTAATAAAAAACCTTATCCTCTTCGGCCCCTTTTTGTTGCTAAAAATGAACAAAAACAAACTTTAATTGTTTCAGTTGAACCGGGAACGATTGTCGATCTTAATGCATTAGAAGAGTATTCGGTTCTTGATGAAAGAAGACTTTTTGAATTGAAAGTAGGAGAATCTTTATGTATTCTTGCAGATGTTTATTTTCCAGAAAGAATTGCATCTGGAAATATTCAAGGATATGAATATGATGAAGAGAGCGATAAAAAAGAAGTTACAATAGGTGGATATAAGATCTATTTGAATAGATATAACATTCAAGGTTTTAGAATTGTTCAAACGAATGAAAAAGATCTTGAAAAATTGAAAAATTATCTTGTATTATGTTACTATTCTCCCCCCAACCCACTTGATGTTACAGATACGGGGTTTCGTGAAGTTGTTTTTTATGATGATATCAATACCGCATTTAATCAAATGTATGTTGAGGGTTTCATGTCTTTTCGACAAGGTATTATTGTTCCTAAAGATGCAGAGGATGAATATGAATTACCACAACCAGACGAAAATGAAGACTTGGGAGAATTAATATATTTTTTTGCATGGCAATATGAGGCTCCTATTACTACAACAACGCCGCCACCCTAATATTAGACAAGTAACAGATTGAACCAAGAATACAAGCGTTAAAAAATGAATATTTCAAAAAAAGTAGATACAATTTTTCCTAAAGATGAGATTCCTCTTTTGATTTCATCTCCATTTAATTTAGGACGACTAAAAGTAATTCGTTGTAATTATGGTGAACTTGTAGATGATATATATAAATTAATAAATGTAGAAAAGAAAGATAGAAAAGAAAATCTACTTCCCGGCGCGATAGATGAATTAATAACATATGATTGTTCTTTATGGGATTTTCCTGACGAAGTTGAACAATGCAAAAAAAGAAAAAGAACAATATATGATAATACTTTTGAAATCCCATCCAAAGATGAATATTTAGTTGTTACCCTTTCTTTTCTTTTTGATTTATGGGACTTTTCGGCTAACGCAGGTCTTCTACGAATTAAGGAGGGTCCAATTGGTGTTATAAAAACTAAAATTAATTGGAAAAAAAAAGAAGATATATTACCGGCAACATTTACTAGCGATGATGTTGTAGATTTAATGAATCGAGTATCGGTAGAATTAGAGGGAAGAGAGTTTTGTAATACCGTCTCTTACGATGTTGATCTAGTAATCTATGGAAAAGGCATTCAATATTTTAAAGGACATATAAAATATATTGTATCAACTTTTAGAGAAAATAATACGTTGGGTGATGAGGACGCTGCAAATCTTAATTATTATGCAAATTTATATAAGACTGATGATAGATTTTATGAATGTCAAAATCCAGCAGAAATTTATGAAGAGGTAACATTACAAAAGTATCCAGAACAAGAACCACTTGTCTATCATATTAATTTTATTGGAACAAAATCTAGGGATTAACTAATTAGAGAATCAAAAATAATAATTAAAAAGTTTTATATATTTTGAAATATAATTTAACTTACATGGTTTGGCCAAAATTGAGTTTTAATATCCATTCTTTCTAAAGAATCTGTAAATTTTTTAACATCAGATCTGAGGAAATTTGTTTCTTTAGAAATGGGAACATTAAAAAGTTTTTCTAATTTGTTTTGAAGTTCTATTTCTCGATTATTTATTTCTCTTTCATATGAAAAACAAATTGCATGTGGAGAAACTAATTTGTCCTCATTAATAATCCATTTTTTAAAACCCTCTTTAGAGTTATTAGTTAATTTTTTAAAGCCTTCTTCGTCTGTTATTTTTTCTCTTTTACAATATGAAAAAATTACATCATCAACATTTCTATATGAATAAAAAAGTAACTCATTACCCTCGTATCCTCCCGGTCCAACCCATTTTTTTTCAGTGTTTGTCCAATTTGTATGTTGTTTTTCAACAATAAAAGAAAGTTTGTTTTTTTCTACTATTTCTTTTAAAATATTAAATAACAAAGTTCCACCACTCCGATACATAGAACATACTATTATTTTTTGTTTATTCATATTGTTTAATATATTTATTATAAAGGTCTTTTTTGATTATAGATTCATTATTTAAATCTTTATCTATATTTTCTTTAATAACATTGATGTGTCGAGAGTATATTTCTTTAACATCTACATCAGCTTTTAATTTATCTTTTGCAAAATCTTTTGTATTTTGTTTGTGATATTCAAAATTATCTTCTCTATATATTGTTCCACTTTGTTTATGTCCTCCCATTTCTCCTTCGTCTGACCAATTAAAACAATAAGAAGGAACGATATCTTTTTCTATATGAAACTTGTTTAATTTTTGAAATTCATCCATCCAATGATGATGTTCTCCACCTCCTTGGTGATTTGAGAATCCAAATTCTTTTAGTTTATTTAAATCAACTAAAATACTTGCTTCCATATAACTTTTAAAAAATACTGGTTCACAGTTCTTTTGCCAAAACATGCCCATAGAGGGTTTCCAAGCCCAAATCTCTTCATTCTTTTCAAATCCATCAACACATTGTCGAATGTGCCAAGGTAAAAAAATATCATCATCATCCCAACAAATATAATGAGTTCCGTTAGCAAAATTTAAACTATCCCTTCTTATACTTCCAATATTTGTATAAGGTTCTTTCGTTTGTAAATCTGTATTATTATTTATTACAATAATGTTTTTGTTTAAAAGATTTTCCGATAATTCTAATGGATATTCTGTATCAGTATTATAGATAATTAATTCCTTTTCGACATCACAGTCTTGATCTAAAAAGAATTTAATAGAACGATTCACGCATGTAAATCGTCTATATGTATTCATTATGCAAGAGACTTTCATAATTGTTGTCCTTCTTTTAATTTTTCCCACCTTTTTGGTTCCCAGCTATATAAATATAAATGTTTACCGTATTGCTCTTGAAAATCTGCATATCTGTAATATAGTGAACTTTTATTTTTTAATAAAGTTTTTAGCTCTTCATGATTAATTTCGAAAGGTAATTCAAAATATTTTTTAATGATTTCACCAAACCAAGTTGGGCCATACCAATCTTTTTCCCCTATCTCATTTATACAAAAATTTAATACATCACTATCTTTTTTAGCAAAAAAGATCTGATTAGGTATACCAATACCGTTATCATGATAAAAATAAACATTATCAAAATTTAAAAAATAATCTAATTTATTTTTTATATCCCAATCTACATCAAAATAAAGTCCTCCAAATCTATTTATTACTATAATTCTTAAAATATCAGCGCACTGCACATAATTTTTCTTTTGATAAAAATAATCATACTTTTTTCTTACTGCTTCTGGCATGTTAAGAATTGATTCATTTTTTAAAACCAATTCATCTGTCCAAAAAATATGATCATAATCTGGATGAGATTCTTTTAATTTTTCAATTAAAGATTGTTCTCTTAATGGAATCTTAAAATCTCCCACCCATATTTGATGTATTGTTTTGGGTATCATAAGGGTTTTTGTATAAACCAAGTTGGAAAATGTATATCAACAGTATTTACTATTATGTCTTTTTCATAAAAGAATTTATCAACAGCATCTTTTACTCCAAAATCATTAATTTCTTCTTTTAAATTTAAATAATCATGACCTGCTAAAATTCCTCCCTTTTTAACTTTTGGATACCATCTTATTAAATCATTATATACAAATTCTTCAGAATGATTAGCATCCATGTAAATAAAATCAAAAATTTCATCTTTAAAAAAATCAACAGCAATTTCAGATAATTCGCGCATTAAAGTAAATCTTCCATCAAATTCTTTTAACTTTTTTAAGGTATTATTCATAAACATTATATGCTTCTCTGTATTAACATTTGCTTTATCGTGGTAGTCGTTTAATTCCCGCCAAGAGTCAAGTAAAATTAAATGTAAATTACTATATTCTAATATTTTAGAAGAATAGTTACCAGACTGCACACCTATTTCTATACCTAATCCTTTTAAATTTAATGATTTTATAAACTCTTCTCTATTCATTTATTAAAGTAGTTTTTGCCTCTTCAAGAATTTTATCTAATCTTTCTGTTGATAAAGATTCTTTAAAATGATTATAAATTTCTTTAATCATTTTATGCTCTGGATCTTTATAAATCTCAAGCCATCCAACAAAATAATTCCAAATTCTATCTTCTAAAAGATTTAAATAAGGAACTCCATTCGGTCTTGAGAAACGGTGAACCCATTTTAAGTTTGGTAAACAAATACATTTTCCACCCGCCTGACGAAACTTCTCATGAATATACCCTTCTTCTCCTCCAAATCCTCTAAAGTTTTCATTGAAACCCTGCCATTCAGAAGTCTTGCAAGAAAACATTCCTAATCCCATCATGAGAATCTCAAAAGGTTCTCCTTTATCCATTTCTTCTTTATTATTTCCCCAGATTCCATACATATTTGCTCTCCAAACGGGATCAAATTGAGTAGAAATACTTGAATCTAAGCTGTCATACCAAAGCGGCCCTTGGATTAAGTTTTTGGTATTTGGATTTTCTTCGTAATATTTAAGAAGGTTGGTTATTGCATTTGGCTCAAACATTACATGAGAGTCCATACAAAGAGTATATTCTCCAGACGCATTCTTAAAAACTTGATTACGAACTGATGTGCTTTTTTTATCAGTAAATGGAATATATTTTACTTTTGCCCATCCTTCTGCAAATTTTTTAACTTCTTCTCCGTGTTTACTTTCTGGATTATTATCAATTACAATAATTTCAACGTCCTTTTCTATATCTTTTAACTGATAAAGCTTTAAAGCTTGGATAGAGAAGTATACGCCATCAAAATCATCATAGGTGGCCATTCCTATTGTCAATTTTTTCATAAATTACTATTATGGTCCCGGCGTTGTAGACGTAGTTGGTCCCGGCGTTGTAGACGTAGTTGGTCCCGCCGTTGTTGGCGTTATACCTGTGAAAGCTACAACAGCTTGATTAATTACCATATCCAAAGCAACCGATGCGCTTCCAGTAAAACCTCCTCCTATAATACTTAATTGAAAAACAGTATTATTATAAGGATCGTTACTAATTTTAGAACCAGAAAATAAAAGACCGTGTCCAGTTCTTGTTGTTGTAATTTTGCATTCATTATAATTAGCGAATCCTATTCCTTCTATAAAGGTATTAACGTTATTATTAATATCTACTATGTGTGCTTTTAAAAAAAGTCCAGCACTTGTTAGAGCAGGAATAGTTATATAAGAACTATCAGAGACAACACGACTAAAATAAATTGGAGACGGCGGGGCGGTATTATCAAAATATGAAATTCCAATAAATTGGGATCTTTGTGCTAATTCAAAACCATTTCCTTGAACTAATTCATGAGAATTATGTGATACAGTATTTGACCCTAAACAAACAGAGTAACTTGCACTTGCTTCAGTTTTATTTCGATATCCACCTAGTATAACTGAATTTGAACCATTTCCTGTATTTAATAGACCTCCAATAATTGCACCTCTTGTCCCATTGACTCTATTTTCTTGTCCACCTAAAAGAATGCTAAAATCAGCAGCAGCAACTTGATTAGAATATCTTCTTAGTATTTGGGTATCAA